AGAAAGGGCGTATGGGGAATCAAGCCGAGAAACAAAGAACAATCTTTCTTGATTGACGCTCTTATGGATCCGAACATTGAGGTTATCACTGCCATTGGTAAGGCAGGTAGTGGTAAGACGCTCTGTGCGATCGCTGCAGCGCTTGAGCAGACCTTGGACGAGAGAACATCCATCTACACTCGTCTAATCGTTTCTAGACCCGTACAGCCGCTTGGAAAGGACATTGGTTTCTTACCGGGAACGATGGAAGAGAAGATGTCTCCGTGGCTGATGCCTATTCAGGACAACCTTCAGACCCTAATGGGCAACGATAAGGTAACACTTGACATGTATTTAGAAAAAGGCACGATTGAGATTGAAGCAATCACTTATATCCGCGGACGCTCTATCGGTAAAGCCTTTATTATTATTGATGAGGCACAAAACTTGACAACTCACGAACTAAAGACTATAATAACAAGAGTTGGTGAAGGAACAAAGATTGTGCTAACTGGCGATGTAGAACAGATTGATAACGTCTACATAGATGCTACAACAAATGGTCTTACTCACGCAGTTGAGAAATTTAAAGACTTTGAGTTGGCTGCTCACGTAACCCTTCTAAAGGGTGAGCGCTCAAGAGTTGCTACTTTCGCCGCACAAAACTTGTGAGGTTAAAATGAAAAATGATAATTTAAATGAGACTTTGAGCACCGATACGGGACTCAAAGAGTTAGTTGTTAACTATATTGGTGAAAGACTAGCAGGACCAGAGGAAATCACAGTTGATATGGCTGTTGAGGTATTTGCTGCTGAGTTCCCAGAGTTCTTGCTAGCAGTTGCAGAAGAGAATTTTCTTCGTGGATACGAACAGGCGCTAGCCGACGTTGAAACGATGGAAAAGCAAAATGTTTAGCAGAGAATATTACATTCACAACATCCCTGTATTTGTGTTCGGTGAAACCGAACCAGCCGTGGATATTCCATTATTCTGTCATCAGATAGAGCAGATGTTGCCAAGATCAGTTCTGCGAAATGTTGATGTTTGTTATATTTCTGATAACCCTGAATTAGATGGTCGTAATGCTGCCTATAATGATGGCGCTATTTACATGAAACTCGATGAGCCGACAAATGACGACATGATCGAGAACTTTGTTCATGAAGTTGCTCATGCTGTGGAGACAACAGACCCTTATTCAATTTACGATGAGAGGTTACAAGCCGAGTTTCGTGGAAAGAGAAAAAAACTATATCACCTTCTTCGGGCTGAGGGGTACGACCAAATGCCTTTAATTCGATATGAGATGCTCGAATACAATGAGATGTTTGATGACTTCCTAGCCAACGTGGTGGGTTATCCAAAATTGTTAACATTGACGATGGGTTTGTTTTGTTCTCCGTATGGCGCCACCTCAATTGAAGAATATTTTGCCAACGGCTTTGAAAAGTACTTTACAGAAAGTCCTGGGTATGTTAAAAGTATAAGTCCGGTCTTGTACCAGAAAGTTGTAGCAGCCCTAAATGCAAAATAAGAAAACACACATATCATACTCCGAACTAAAAGATTGGGCACACTGCCCGCACTACCACAAGAAGAATTGGATTGAGAAGGTTGCTTCATTCGAAGGCAACGAGTACACTGCATTCGGTACAGCTATCCATGATGTTTGTGAGAAGAAGCTTCTGCGAGAGAATATTGATGAGGCAAAAGTATTCCAGATCGGCTTTGACAAGGAATTAGAAAAACTTGCGGAAAAAAATATCGAAGTAAATCAGAAGAACGTTGAGCAAATGCGAACAGCAGGACCAGAAGTCTTGGCTGAAGTTGAGGACGCTTTGGGTGATTACTTTGGAGATTATGAAGTGTATTCCTCTGAGGAGCTTCTATACGAAGAAATAGAAAACTTTGGATATCATTTTAAAGGTTTTGTAGATGCTGTCGTTAAGGTAGGTAATAAGTATCACATCTTTGATTGGAAGACTTGTTCTTGGGGCTGGGACTCACGCAAAAAGGCCGAAAAGATGGTCACTTACCAGCTTACTCTATACAAGCATTTTTTCTGTCAGAAGCATAATTTAGATCCTAAAGATGTAGAAACTCACTTTGCTTTGCTAAAAAGAACTGCCAAAAAGAATAGAGTGGAGATATTTAGGGTAACGAGTGGTCCCAGAAAAACGGAGAACGCTCTTAAACTTTTATACCAAGCAATATACAATATCCAAAAAGGCTTCACGATTAAGAACAGACTTAATTGCCACAAGCCGTTTCCTTGTTCGTTGCGCAATACTGAACACTGCAGATAGGAACTTAAATGTCAGATAAGATTAAGATTTTCACCATCAGCGATCATCCGCTGTCTCCGAGTGGTGTCGGAACTCAAACAAAATATATTATCCAAGGGATGTTGAAAACTGGTAAGTATCAGTTTGTATCATTTGGAGGGGCTATTAAGCACCCAGATCACCAGCCCCAAAGAACTGAGCAATGGGGAGATGATTGGATTATTTGGCCTGTAGATGGCTACGGCAATCAGGATATGGTGCGCGCCATGATACACCAGCAAAAGCCAGACATAGTTTGGTTTATGACAGACCCAAGGTTCTATGATTGGCTGTGGGCTGTTGAGAATGAAATCAGAGCCCACGTTCCGATGGTTTATTACCACGTTTGGGACAATTATCCATACCCTAAGTTTAATCGCAAGTTTTATCTTTCCAATGATCATGTTGCCTGCATTTCTAAGGTAACGCACGACATAGTTCAGACCGTGGCGCCAGAGGTTGATTCCTCTTATATCCCGCATGCTGTTGATGGAGATATTTTTAAGCCCCATACCGCAGACGAAGTTAAGGCGTGGAGAATGTCTAAGAATTTAGATGATAAATTTGTGTGCTTTTGGAATAGCCGCAACGCTCGACGTAAACAATCTGGGACATTGATATGGTGGTTCAAGGACTTCTTGGATAAGGTTGGTCACGACAATGCGTGTCTTATTATGCATACAGATGTAAAGGATCAGCATGGACAGGATCTAGAAGCGATTATACATGAGTTAGGTTTAACTGATGGACAGGTATTATTCTCCAGAGATAAAGTTGATGCTGCAGATCTTGCTGGGATGTACAATATGGCAGATCTTACTATTTGTATTTCTGATGCAGAAGGATTTGGTCTTTCAACCTTAGAATCACTATCTTGCGGAACGCCTATTTTAGTCAATATGACAGGAGGTCTCCAAGATCAGGTAACAGATGGTGAAAAGTTCTTTGGAATAGGTTTGCAACCCACTTCAAAAGCAATTATTGGATCTCAACAGGTTCCGTATATCTACGAAGATCGTCTAAATAAAGATGATTTTATTAATGCCCTGACGGAACTTTACGAAATGACTCCTGAAGATAGAGGAGAACTTGGCATGGCAGGTCGTGCTTGGACAGAAGATCGCTTTAGTTTTGATAAGTTTATTCAAACATGGGATGATTTATTTATGTCAATTTACGAAGAAAAAGGCTCTTGGGAAGATCGTAAGGGCTATGAATCATACGAAGTGAAGGTATACTAATGTTTAAGAAAAAGGTTTTAATTAAGGGTCCTGTGTTATCTAGGTCTGGTTATGGCGAGCAGGCGAGATGTATTCTTAAGGCTCTCCGGTCCCGCGAGGATTTATTTGATATTCACCTAGTGAACATTCCTTGGGGGAGAACAGGACAGCAGTCAGAAGTTACTGAAGAGACAAACTACATAAGGGAAGCGCTGCATAGAACCGCGATACATATTCAGCAAAACAACAATCAACCAGCTTTCGACATATCGATACAAGTTACAATACCAAACGAATTTGAAGCCATCGCACCCATCAACATTGGGTATACGGCTGGCATTGAAACCACAAAAGTAGCGCCTGAGTGGATTGCGAAAGCAAACGAAGCAGTTAATAAAGTTATTACCGTATCAGAGCACGGAAAAAAGGTTTTTGAACAGACGAAGTATGATCTTCGTGATCAGGCCGGTAATGAACACAAAGGTTGGGGTCTTCAAGTCCCTGTGGAGTCTATCAACTATCCTGTCCGTGTATCGGAGCCCAATGAAATTAATATTGATTTTAAGACTAGCAAGAATTTTATTACCATTTCTCAATGGGGCGCCCGAAAGAACTTGGAAAACACCATTAAATGGTTTGTAGAAAAGTTTAAAGATGATCCTGATGTTGGGCTTGTTGTAAAAACGAATACAGCCTCAGACACTGTAATGGATAGAGAGTTTACTCAAAATAGACTGCAGATTCTATTAGATTCACTAGGTGAGCGTAAGTGCTCAGTTTATTTAATTCATGGAGAGCTGCCCGCGGGCGGTCTAGCATGGCTATATGAGCACCCAACAATGAAAGCCTTAATCAATATTGGTCACGGCGAGGGGTTTGGGCTTCCCTTATTCGAGGCTGCATGTCATGGACTACCGCTAATCACAGTCACATGGTCCGGACAGATGGACTTTATTTGCAAACCAAACAAGAAGGGAAAGCTGGTGCCTATGGTGATACCTGTGGACTATGACATCAGACAAGTTCAGAAAGAAGTTGTTTGGAACAATGTTATTGTTGAGGATGCTAAGTGGGCATATGCAAAAGAGTCATCCTTTAAACGCGCTCTACAGGAAAGTTTAGATAAAGAAAAACATTTCCGTGAGAAGGCTAAATCTCTTCAAAAGTATATTTTAGATAAATTTTCTCACGATAAGATTCACAAACAATTTGTTGATTCTGTGCTAGGGTTTGATTCGTCCTCGATTGAGACATTAGAAGAAAAGGAAAGTAACGAGTTGGTTTTGGAATTCGAATGAAAAAACTAGTTTTTATATCTGATTTTTTTGTTAATGAAATTAATGGCGGCGGCGAAATTTGTGATGATGTATTAATTTCCGAACTTCGCGAAAGAGGAGTGAAAGTGTGCTCCTTCAAGTCCAGAGAAGTAACAATAAAGCATATTCAGTTGTATAAAGACTGTGGTTTTACATTTCTAATTTCTAATTTTGTGACTTTAAGTGAGGAAGTTAAAAAATATCTTACCCTAAATCCGGGTCTCTATTCGATCATGGAGCATGATCACAAATACCTAAGAACCAGAAACCCATCAGTGTTTGCAGGCTTTAAAGCACCCCCTCAATTTATCATAAATAAAGCATTTTATAGTGCAGCTAAAAATGTGTTTTGTCAATCTGTAAAGCATGCTGAGGTTTTGCATCTAAACTTAGAGATTGATAATGTAGTCAACTTAGGGTGTTCATTGTGGACGTCCGACCAGCTAAAAAAGATTAAGAATTCAATTAAAGATAAAAACAATAAAGCTTATATTATTAATGATAATAACAAGATTAAAGGAACACCGGATGCTATTAAGTATTGCAAGGAGAAAGAGTTAGCTTTTGATTTACAAGAGAAGAAAAGTTACGATAATTTTATAGAGTGCTTGGGAGAGTATAGTTCGTTTGTATTCTTCCCGCAGACACTAGAGACATTCAGCAGAATAATTCTAGAAGCTCGTATGCTTGGTTGTAAAATTGTCACAAACAATAATAATGGCTGTACCTATGAGCCGTGGTTTAAAAAGCTAAAAGGTGAGGAATTAATAGATTTTGTTGACGCCAGAAGAGATCAAATTGTCACCCTGATTGAGGAGACGACAGGTCTGCCAGAAAAGACTGCCGTAGCTGATGGCGATATCACAGTTATTCTTAACTGCTATAGGCGACCATACAATCTAAAAATGCAGGTTGAAGCCCTTAAGGCACAGTCTGTTCCTCCAAAGCAAATTTGGCTTTGGGTAAACTATCACGAAGACAATAAAGATTTTGATCCATCATCATTGGGAGTGGATCGCGTTTTCAATAATGATTTTAACTGGAAGTTTTATGGTAGGTTTGCGGCTGCACTTTTAGCCAATACAGAATACGTTGCAATATATGATGATGATACAGTTCCAGGGAGTCGCTGGCATGAAAACTGTTTGGATACTATGAAAACAAATGAGGGTATTTTGGGAAGCGCCGGCATTATTCTAAAGAGCGATCGTTATGTTAACCATGATCGATGTGGTTGGCCAACTAAGAATGAAACCACAACAGAGGTGGATTTGGTAGGGCACGCATGGTTTTTCAAGAGAGAATGGTTAAGATTTTTATGGCAAGAGAAGCCAGTCACCTGGGACAACGGAGAGGACATACAGTTCGCTTTTATGGCTAAGGTATATGGGGACATCAAAACCTACTGTCCACCGCACCCAGCAGCCGATCTGAGCCTCCATGGGTCCGTTATGGGGAATGAGTTAGGTATTGATGATAAGGCTACCTCTACAAATTCTTCTGTATCTCATCAGCAGTTTTTCTCTGAAAGAGATATGTGCGTACAAACGGGATTGTCAAAGGGATGGGAAACTGTAAGAGGAGTTAAGTTATCATGATGTTAATATGTTTTGGCACAAGACCTGAGTATGTAAAAATTAAGCCAGTTCTGGAAGCAATCAGGGGGCATATAGATTACAAGCTACTTTTTACGGGTCAACATGTAGATCTATTAAGCAATATTAATGAAGATATTACAGAGCTAGCAATAGTAAACGGACCAAATAGGCTCGATTCGATTGTGGAAAGCCTAATGAACACCAATCCGGATATATTTGATGGAGTATCATCTGTCTTGGTACAGGGGGATACGACCTCAGTTTTTGCAATTGCTTTAGGGGCGTTCCATAGGAGGATAAAAATTATTCATCTTGAGGCTGGACTTCGTTCTTATAACATCGATCACCCTTATCCCGAGGAGTTTAATAGAAGAGCAGTGTCAATTATGGCCGATCTTCATTTGTGTCCCACAGAAGAGTCAGCACAAAACCTAAGATCTGAAAAAGTTGATGGAAAGATATTTGTCGTAGGAAACACAGTTTTAGATCACCTCACAGAGGTGGAAACCAGCTATCAGAATAAAGTGACAGTCACGCTTCATAGAAGAGAGAACCATCCGATAATGAATACGTGGTTCTTAGCACTTGAAGATTTGGCGAACGAATTCCCTCAGTACGAGTTTATACTACCAATACACCCAAACCCCAATGTGCAGAGGCACCGTGATTTGTTAGAAAAGGTTAAGGTGGTCGATCCACTTCCGCATAATGAATTTATAGATCTTTTGGCTAATAGTAGGCTTGTTATTACTGACTCTGGAGGACTACAAGAAGAGTCTTCATTCTTAAGGAAGAAATGCATCGTTTGCAGAGAGTACACTGAAAGAATAGAAGGAATGGGAACGTTCTCAGTAACTTCTACACCCTTAAACTTAAGGGATAACTTTATATCATTAATTGATGATCACATCCCGGAAGGCGAATGCCCATATGGAGATGGACATTCAGGGGTTAAGATTCGTAACGTTCTTTTGTCAGAGGGTTTTTAATGCTGAAGGATTATAAAAAGTCATTTGACTTTCTGCTAAACAAGTTGAAAAATAAGGAAAACTTTGCATTTACTAGATTTTCTGATGGTGAGCTATTCATACTACAAAACAAAACTGTTGTTTTGGCTCAAAATCATTATGTAACGGGAGATGTTAAGGGCTCAAATATCTACACGATAGAGGAGCAAAAAGAGTTCCACCCTGAACAGCATGGGTTTTATCGCAATAAGTTGATGGAATCTTACATTCACAATCAAGATCATTATTATAAGGGAATATGCACCTCTACAGATGGTCATGTTGGTAAAGAAAACTTTGATTGGATGATTGATTGTCATGGCGGCGATCACGAAAATTTAACTTACGCTAATTTGCTCATTAATGCAAACTATAAAAGATTTATTGAAGAGATGATCCCAGCGCTCGTGGATCGTGAAGTATTATACGTTGTTAACGAGAACGCCAACGTTAGCAAGCTTCCATTTCAAGTAGACCACAGCTTTATTATTGGATCAAACTGCATGATAAATAACTACGATACAGTAGATGAAGTAAAAAACTACATTAGCAATAACAATATACAAGATGCTGTTATACTTTGTTCTGCGGCGTCATTAACCAATTATGTCATTTATGAATGCTTTAAAGATAACAATAATAATACATTTTTAGATATTGGCTCCTGCTTGAACCCTCTGTTGGACTTGGAGGGCTGGAAACACACAAGGGGGTATCTTACATCTTACTGGCTAAATTCTGGTAGTCCGTTTGGGAGTCAAGTAGACCAATGGGGCTAAAACTTTTTGTTAAGAATAGAGAAGATTATTGGGAATTCATCCGACAATTAAGAAATATGGATGGCGTAAGGCAGGGTTTTATTCAACAAGAGCACATTGAACCCGACAATCATAAAATATATATGAAAAAGTACGGTCATTTGTATTATATTTGTACTGTGGAAGGCACTCCTGCAGGATACGTTGGCGTAATCAATCACGATATCAGAGTCGCGACCCATCCGGATTTCCAAGGGCAAGGTGTAGGAGCCTTCATGATAGAAAATATAATGAAGCTCGACCCACAGGCATATGCGAAAGTTAAAGTGGAAAACAAAGCTAGCTTAAAATTGTTTGAAAAATGCGGATTTATAAAGCAATATTACATATTGGAAAAAAATAATGAGACACAATCCATATAAAATTGTAAAAATGTTTGAAGAGGAGATGGCAGACTATACTGGTGCCCCTTATGCTGTCTCTGTAAACAATTGCACAAATGCTATTTTTTTATGCTGTGAATATTTCGGTGTAAAAGATGTTACGATACCAAGACGAACATATCTATCTGTGCCACAGTCAATTATACAGGCCGGCGGAACAGTTCATTTTGAGGACGTCAAGTGGCAGGGGGCATATCAGTTAAAACCCTATCCTATTTGGGATGCTGCGAAGCGTCTAACTTCTGGCATGTACATCCCGGGATCTCATATGTGTTTATCTTTTCACATTAAAAAGCATCTTAAAATTGGAAAAGGCGGTATGATCCTTACTGATAATAAAGAGCTTGTTGATTGGGTGCGAGAAGCACGATATGAAGGCAGGAGTGAGGGAATTAGATATCAGGACGACGATATTGATTCCATGGGATGGAACATGTATATGACTCCTGAGCAGGCTGTTAGAGGTCTTATGCTTATGCAGAATTACCCTGAACATGTACCAGACATACCAGAAGATCCTCCATACCGCGATCTTACAGAATTTACGTTATTTAAAGACAAAGGCAACTCGAAATGATATATGTAATCACAAACCACCACAAGCATGATAGGTTTCTAAACCTGCAAGCAAAATATCTTCAGAAGTACACAGGGACAGACTATAAGGTGTATTGCGGTCTTTCAGAAGTGTCAAAAACTCATGGAGAAAAACAATATTTTACAAAACATTATTTCTTTGATCTTTCTGGAGTTAAAAACGATCATGGTGTCAAGATGAACTACCTGACAGAAATGATTAAAGATAGAGAAGAAATACATGAGGATGATATTCTCCTATTTTTAGATGGGGATGCTTTTCCAATAGCGGATTGGGATGAGCAAGTCCGCTCCCATTTGGTGGACAATGCTTTGTCCTGTGTTTACAGAACAGAGAACCTAGAACCGTTACTGCCAGACGACCATAAGCCATATCCTCACTTATTGTTTGTCGCCGCTAAAGCTAAATTTTGGCTTGATAATAATCTAAGTTGGGAAAGAGATGTACAGAAGGGTGTTTTAGCTTATGGACCGTTATTGAAGTTTTGGCTTGAGGAAAATGGATACACAACAAGAGGATTGTATAGAAGCAACAAGGTAGATGTCCACCCATTGTTCTTTGGTGTCTACGGTGATTTAGTATACCATCATGGATCTTCTAGCGGTAATCCCAATGTTTACGATTCTTTTGATGTTTGGAGTCGAACGGGACTGAACGATACTGATGAGTTAGACATCAAATACTGTGATCTTGATTTAAGGTATCCTAGTATACCAAATTTTAATGGTAGCTTGTCTGAACTTGTGTATCAGTACATTTTAAGGGACGACAATTTTATTCGAAACTTTTTTATGGGTGTAAGATAGAGTGCCGGAAGTTATTAAAAATTACGATCATGAAAAATACAATTTTTCTTCAATGATCTTAAGACTCTTTGAGGGAGCTAATTCGTTAGAGCAACTTCACTTGGTGCTTCCTCCTGAAGAGTCTTATGGAATTGTAAATTTTGAAAATGATAATGAAACGTGGTTCCATAAAGTTTTTTATCATAAGCTAAACAAAGGCTGGAAAGAATTCGAGATGATGTACAATAATTTTATATCAGATACAGTTGTTTCAGTTATGGGTCATTCTGATTTTGTATTTCAGGCTAAGCCCACGTTTCGAGTTCAGGTTCCTAATAATAAATCTGTTGGCGAATATCACCGCGATTATGATTACAACCACCAATTGGGAGAAATTAATATTGTCTTAGCCCTTACAGATATGAAAGATAGTAGTGCAATATGGATCGAGTCTGTACCCGGCTTGGGAGACTATCATCCAATGAATATGTGTAAGGGTCAATTTGCAGTTTTTAATGGAAATACTTGTACTCATGGAAATAAATTAAACGATACAGGCAACACGAGGGTGAGCATGGATTTTCGCATATTGCCCAAAAAATATTATGATCCTGACTTTCACAAAACATCTACCAGCAAGGGCATCCCGATGGTAGTGGGAGGATACTACAGTGAAAATAGATAAAGTTTTAATTTATGGATCTTCACATTTTTCTCAAGTTATATGTGATTATTTATTAGCCCATAGCAATTATCAGTTAGTGGGGTATATCCCTTCGCATAGGCCAACGATAGAAGGAAAAATGCCCATCCCACAAGTTAGTACCACTGTAGAACACGATATTAAATTATCACTCCAGTATAATAAAAAAATACTTGATATTGATAACGCCTACAACATGCATACAGGTCTCCTTCCAGAATATGGGGGAAGGGATATATTTGCTCACACAATCAAAAATAAAGAATACCAACAAGGATTAACGTTTCATAAAATGACAGACCAATATGACCATGGTCCGATTATAAGCAAAGTAACATATCCAGTTTTTGAAAAAGATACCCCGTTGTCCCTGTATGAACGTCAACTTTATGTTGCGCCTCCCTTTGTGTGTGCAGCCTTAGATCTGCTTGGTAGCTTGTCTAAAAAAGAAATGATGAACTGTTTTAAGCAGACTCCTACGATGTACAGGAGGACTCACAAATTGTCACCCTCATTTACCAAGTATAAAGAGAGGATTGAGAATGAAAATTATTAACACATCAATTGACGGTGTTTTGATAATTAAGCCTACGGTTCATAGCGATGATCGTGGTTATTTTGTTGAGACATATCACAAGGAAAAACTTAAAGATCTAGGCTTAGATTATAATTTTGTCCAAGACAACCAGTCGCTTTCCCTACATGCAGGTACAGTACGAGGGTTGCACTATCAATTAAACCCTAAACCAATGACAAAGTTAGTTAAGGTTCTACACGGCGCAATTTACGATGTGGCAGTGGACATTAGGGTCGGGTCCCCTACCTATGGTCAGTATGTCGGAGCAATTTTGACAAGTCAAAATCAAAGACAGCTTTTAATTCCTGCAGGCTTTGCACATGGCTTGTGTACTTTGGCTCCAAATACGGTCGTAACATATAAGATCGACCAGTTTTATGATTCGTCTTTAGATAGAGCATTTGCTTGGGATGATCCAGATATTGGAATAGATTGGTCAGTTAGCAATCCCATTGTTTCTCAAAAAGACAGAAACGCTCCACCTTTGCGAAAGGCGATAAACAATTTTAAATTTCAAAAGCGAGATAACACATGATTCCATTATTTAAAGTACATACACCAGAAAACTTAGGCAAAGCACTTGAAGAAACATTTCAATCTGGATTTATTACCGAGGGTGATAAGTCGGATAGATTTGAGGAAATGTTTGGAAATTTTATAGGCAATGATGATTGCTGTTTAGTAAACAGTTGCACTAGTGCTCTGACACTTGCTTACGACATGTCGGGTGTTGGACCAGACACAGAGGTAATCTCTACTCCTATGACGTGCATGGCTACAAATGAGCCAATCCACCAAATGGGTGCAAAAATTGTGTGGGCTGACGTCGATCCAGAAACAGGAAATATAGATCCACAATCTGTTAAAAACAAAATAACTAGTAAAACTGTAGCTATTGTTGGAGTTCACTGGAGTGGACTACCGTTTGATATTGACGGAATTGGTCAAATAGCAAAAGAGAATGGCTTAAAAGTGATTGAAGATGCGGCACACGCTTTAGGTTCAAAATATAAGGGAGAATATATTGGAAACCACAGTGATTATGTTTGTTTTTCCTTTCAAGCAATTAAACACTTAACAACGGGAGATGGCGGGGCCATATTTGCCAATAATACTAAAGATGCCAACTTAATTCGAAAGCTTCGCTGGTTTGGGCTTGATAGGAAATATAAAGGAAGCAAATGGGAGCAGGATATAGACCGAGCTGGCTATAAGTTTCACATGAATAACATAAATGCTACGATTGGCTTATCACAGATGCCACACCTAGAAAAGATTATCGGCTCTCACATTAGTAATGGAATATTTTATGATCGGGAAATTAATAACCCCTACATTAAAAAATTACGAAAGGATAGCGACAAAGAATCAGCATACTGGATCTATTCGGTCTTAGTGGACAGTCCACAAGAACTTAAGCAGTATCTAGCAGAGCACGGGATCGCCAGTGATGTGGTCCATGTCAGGAACGATAAGTATTCTGTTTTTAAAGAGTACAGATCTGAAAACCTTAAGGGATGTGATTATTTTTGCTCTAGCCTTTTGAACATCCCGGTTGGTTGGTGGTTAACTGCCCAACACCGAGATCATATAGTAGCTACCCTGAACGACTGGAGAAAATAGAGTGCTAACTTTCATTCAGTTGGGACGATTGGGTAGATTGGGAAATCAGCTTTTTCAATACGCCGCTTTAAAATCTTTAGGACTTACTAAGGGATATGAGGTTAAAATACCCAACCCTTCAGAGTGCGAATGGCATGGGCAAAAATGCTTACTAGAAAGTTTTTCACTAGAGTGCGATTATTTGAATCGGTCAGATGTCAACTCTATTCAATATGCTTATAACGAGCCCAATATCAATCGTTACGACACAAATATTATCAATTTACCAGACAATACAAACATCTCAGGGTTTTTTCAGAGCACTAAATATTTTGAATCTCATGAGGATCAGATCAGAAGAGAATTTACTATAAAGAAAGAAATAGAAAACGAAGCAAAAGCAAAAATCTCACAAATTAAAAAAGATCATAAATGTGAATTAGTTAGCTTACACCTTCGAAGAGGCGACCTGACAGATGGAACAACTGGTGAACAAATAAATTATTTGGGTCACAACAACAATTTTGATAAGAATAGTATTTTTGGATCTTACCTTGAGTTAGCCAAAAAACAGTTTCGTAATAAGAGAGTAAAATTTCTTGTTTTTTCGGGTGGTAGTAGGCTGGGAAATAACAATACCCTAGATATCCAGTGGTGCAAGAAGGTCTTCAAAGGCGAGGAATATGTATTTTCCGAAGGAAATAGCACACTTCAAGACTTCGCGATGATAAAAAACTGTGATCACAATATTACATGTCATGGCACGTCTTTTGGCTGGTGGGCTGCTTATCTTAATGAAAATAGAGAAAAAATTGTGTGTGCTCCAAAGTATTATTTCTTAGACGAAAGAGAACTGATTAGAGAGGCTTTTCACCCGCAAGAATGGAAAAAATTATGAAAAAGAAAATTAACTCTGCTTTAACTGAAGAAATACAAGATTATTGGAATCGTCGCCCGTGCAACATTAGGCACTCCAATAAAGAAGTAGGCACAGTAGAATACTTTGACGAAGTAGAGAAAAGAAAATATTTTGTAGAACCTCATATACCCCCCTTTGCAGACTTCTCTAGATGGAAAGGCAAGAAAGTTTTAGAAATTGGCTGCGGGATTGGAACCGATAGTGTGAATTTTGCTCGCTATGGCGCTAACTTAACCTGTATAGAACTTTCTGAAGAAAGCTTAAATATAGCTAAGCAGAGATTTGAAAAATTTGGTTTAAGCGCAAATTTTCACTTAGGAAATGCAGAAAATATGTTTGACTTTTTGCCTAAAGAAGAGGTCGAAGAGGGATATGATTTAATTTACTCTTTTGGTGTAATACACCACGCAGAGCATCCTGAAAAGATATTTGATAATGTAAGCACGTTGCTAAAAAATAAGGGGCAGTTTCGATGCATGTTATATTCAAAGTACAGCTTCAAGCTTTTTGATTTTATGCACTTAGAAAACATATGGGATTTTTCTAAAAGCGATGATGTCATACAAAAGTTTGCTGAAGCCCAAGTAGGGTGCCCCAGAGCTGTAACATACACTTTTAAAGAAATTAAAGATATCTTGTCGTCCAGACAGATACAGGTTGATTCTATTTGGAAAGATCATATTTTCAAATACGATATACCTTCATATATTGAAAAAAAATACGTTGTGAGAGATTGTTTTAAAAATATGTCAAGCCAAGATTATAATTCTTTATGCGAAGAGATGGGGTGGCATACGATGATAATTGGAAGAGGAGAAAAATAATGGAAACTAACAGACTTCAGCAAGACATATCAGCATGGCTTAGGGAATATTTGGAGAAGAGTGGCTTAAAAACTTTTGTAGTAGGCGTTTCTGGGGGCATTGACTCCGCTGTGGTGTCTACCTTATGCGCCATGACAGGGGTTACAACAGTCGCCGTTAATCTTCCGCTTAACTCAGAACAGACAAATACAGATCTTTCCAATTTGCATTTAGAATGGCTTACAAACAAGTTTAACAATGTTACCACAGATATTATTTGCTTGGATGCTGTTTACTCCGCTTTTAAAAAAGTTGTGGGAGATTATAAGAGTGATTTAGGATTTGCTAACAGCAAATCTCGATTGCGTATGGTGGCCTTATATCAACTAGCAGCATCTTCGGGCGGCTTGGTTGTTGGGACTGGAAATAAAATTGAAGATTTTGGAGTAGGCTTCTTTACCAAGTATGGTGATGGAGGTGTTGACATTTCTCCGATTGCAGATCTTACAAAGACGCAAGTGAGGCAGCTTGCCGATCATTTAGGAATCTCTAGAGAGATTATAGAAGCGCCACCAACAGATGGGCTCTGGGAGGATGCTCGATCAGATGAGGACCAAATTGGAGCGTCTTATGAGGAGCTAGAATGGGCGATGAAATATATTGAGGAAAATCAAGCTTATTCCTTAACTGATCGACAAAAAGAAGTTATTATTATATACAATAAATTTAATCAATCGAATGCCCACAAGATGAAGAGTATTCCTGTATACAAGATTGGAGAATAGAGTGAAGAAAATATCTGTAATTGGAGTCGGCAGACTTGGACTGTGTTTTTCCTTAACCTTGGAGAGAGCAGGATATGATGTTGTGGGATGCGATATTAATGCCGAGCACGTAAGCCAGATCAATCAAAAGACTCTTAAAAGCCCAGAGCAGGGTGTTGAAGATATGCTTAGCGATGCTGTCAACTTTAAAGCTACTGTGCATATGGACGAGGTTCTTAATCATTCCGATGTGTTGTTTGCAGTGGTTGCTACTCCGTCGCTGGAGAATGGAAGATATGATCATTCGCAAGTTGATAGCTTAGTCCAGACATTAAAGACTTTCGGAGTCCAGCAAGTGCAAAAACACTTAGTAATATGTTGCACCACAATGCCGGGTTACTGCGATACTGTGCAGCAGCGCCTTGAAGACTATAACTATACAGTTAGCTATAACCCAGAATTTATCGCACAGGGGACAATTTTGAGAGATCAAGCAAGACCAGATATGGTGCTCATTGGCGAGGGCTCTAAAGAAATCGGAGACACACTTCAGGACATCTATGAAAATCACACTGCTAATGAGCCCCGTATTTGCCGCATGACGAGAACTGAAGCCGAGATTTGCAAAATCGCTCTGAATTGCTTTGTAACAACAAAAATTTCCTTTGCCAACATGGTTGGGGATATTGTGATTAGATCTGGAGGCGATCCCCATACAGTCTTATCAGCTATTGGCAGCGACTCTAGAATTGGAACACGATATCTTGGATACGGCTATGGATATGGTGGTCCATGCTTCCCGAGAGACAACCGGGCGCTGGGTATCTATGCGGATGATATTGAGATGCCCTCCGATATTAGCGCGGCAACAGATAGCATTAATAAGAAACACCTAAATTTTCAAATCTCAAACTTCACGTCGCAGCATAGACCGCAAGAACCTGTAGAATTTGACACAGTGACTTATAAGCCGGGAACGACTATTATCGAAGAATCACAACAACTTGCTTTTGCAGTTGGGATTGCAGAAGCAGGATACGATGTCACTATCAAAGAGCATCCTGACACGATTAGTCAAGTACGTGAGATATATGGTGAACTTTTTAAATATGAGGAGAGAAAATGAAAACAGCAGTTGTTTTAGGCGCGGGAGGATTCATCGGTGGCGCGATGTGCAAAAGACTTAAAAGTGAAGGCTATTGGGTCCGCGGCGTAGATATCAAGCGCCATGATTTTTTTGATATTACAGAAGTTTGCGATGATTTTGTTCAAGGCGACCTAAGAGATCCAGAAGTTGTTCGAAAAATATTTCTATGTCCCGTAGAGGATTATCCAGTTTATACGGCTGCTGATGAAGTTTATCAGTTTGCTGCCGATATGGGCGGCGCCGGCTTTATCTTTACTGGCGAGAATGACGCAGACATTATGCACAATTCAGCTTTAATAAATCTTCTCGTTGCTGAGTATGCTACAAAGCAAAAAGTAGGAAAAGTATTTTACTCTTCCTCAGCTTGTATGTATCCAGAATACAACCAGTTAGATCCAGACAACCCTAAGTGCTCAGAGGATAGCGCTTATCCAGCTGCACCTGATTCAGAATATGGATGGGAAAAGCTATTTAGTGAGCGTTTATATCTAGCTTTTGCTCGTAACCACGGGCTAAATGTTCGAATTGCTAGATATCATAACATTTATGGACCAGAGGGAACATGGCAAGGTGGCAGAGAAAAAGCTCCAGCAGCTTTTTGCAGAAAAGTTGCCGAAGCTAATAATGGTGGCGAGATTGAGGTCTGGGGCGATGGAAGCCGAACACGATCATTCCTTTATATAGACGAGTGCATAGAAGCCACTCGACGCCTAATGCAGTCTGATTTTGAGGGACCAGTAAATATTGGATCTGAAGAGATGATAACCATTCAAAACTTTGCTCGCTTGGTGATCAATCTATCAGGAAAAGAACTGGGCATTAAAAATATTGATGGGCCTCTGGGCGTACATGGTAGAAATTCAGATAACAACCTTTATGAAGAGATGATTGGATGGAAGGTTTCTGAGCCGTTGCGAGAAGGCATGAGCAGGACCTACGAATGGATTTCAAAACAAGTTAAGGAAAGTGCGTGATTGTTGCTAGAAAAGAGGGAGGAGAGTATCCCGATTGTATAGTTAAATACTTTAACTTCAATGAGTACGCCAATCATTCAGAGAACAAAGTTTTCTTTTGGGGATGGGCATGCCTTTCAGATGATGATTTAAAGAACAAATATAAACATTATGAACATCGTATTTTTCTTGATACTGCTTCTCCATGTGCTTTTTTAGATACTCAACCTGACTTTATTGAGAAAGCTAGGTACTTTACAAAAATTTATACCATATGTCCGCTGACATCTGAGATGCTGAACTTAAACGGAGTTAATTCGGAAGCGGTGTGTTTCCCCTATCCGGAGAGGTTTTTTAAGTATTATGGTGCCGACGAGTCTTTAAGAAATAAAAAATATGATTGTATCTATTATGGTCAAATCCACGATGACTCTTATAAGCCAATGGTAAAAGAGATTGCAAAATATAATCATAGGTTTACAACAATTTCTTCTCATGGAATTGATCAAGAATTGGCTAGCTTGGTAACGAACTATAATCTAACAACGCCTGAAAAATGGCGATTGTTAAATTCATCTAAAAGCTGTGTTGGCATTAATATGATTTTTCCTAAAGTTATTCCACACGCTGATTTTTATTTGAAAGAATATAAAACTTCTAATAGAATTGAAGATATGTTAAGAGGCGAAACAATGCCGCAAATGAAAACGAGAATGGTTGAGTCCGCTGCCTCCATGACGCTAATGTTGATGTACAAGGACAAATATTCAGTTATTGAGGAGTGGTTTGAGCCTGATAAGCATTTTTTGTATTGGGAAAACATCGATCATCTTAGAGAAATACTACATGATGTTCACAATAATTATGATAAATATTGGGGCATTGTAACAGCCGCTAACAAGCATGTGGAGCAATATAGTGTTTCTAATTTTTGGAGAAAAATAAATGAATAGTAGCTTCTGGAAAGGTAAAAAAGTCTTAGTAACTGGCGCTCATGGCTTTGTAGGCAAAAACTTAATGACTCTTTTGTTAAAAGAACAGGAAAAGAATCATTTTGTTATACTTGCGCCAACTAGAAACGATGTAGATCTTACCAAAGAGGAACAAGTATCAAAGTACTTTTCCGAGCATAAACCAGATATTATTCTACACTTGGCGGGTAAAGTGGGAGGAATCGGTGCCAACAAAGCAAGGCCGGCAGAATTCTTTTATCAAAACATCATGATGGGCTCCCTTGTGATGCACTACGCTTATGTTAATGGTGCTGAGAAAGTTGTGGCATTGGCAGCCGGCTGCGGATATCCCAAGATGTTACCCGTTCCTTATACTGAAGAAGACTTCTGGAAAGATTTGCCCGATGAAAATTCTATTGGGTATTCTATGGCAAAGAAGAATTTGATAATTCAGTCGTGGACATATCGAGAACAATATAATTTCAATTCAGTAATCTTGTTGCCTGCTAATCTTTATGGTCCTCATGATAATTTTGATTTAGAAACATCGCATGTCGTTCCGGCTTTAATCAGAAAGTTTATCGAGGCTAAAGAACGCGGAGATAAGAAGGTGGTAGTGTGGGGAACTGGCGTAGCATCCAGAGAGTTCTTATATTCTGTAGATACAGCACAGGCTATCATTGACATGGCAGAGAGGGTAAATGAGACAGGCCCATTTAATCTGGGCACCGGAGTGGAGACTACTATTAGGGAATTGGTGGAAGCCATTGGAGAACTTACCGGCTTTGATGGAGAGATAGTTTGGGACACGAGCAAGCCCGATGGGCAACCTAGGCGATTTTATGATATGCAGAAGTTTCAAGAGGCAGTCGGATATGTTCCATCAACAACAATAGAAGATGGATTAAAAAAGACTATAGAATGGTATAAAGCGGAAAAGCAAGGATATAACTAATTTACTAGTTGCATTCTAGTCAAAAGATGTTATATTGAATTATAATTAAAGGTGATACAAAAAAATGTCAAATCGTAAATATTTACCAACTCTGTCGGAACTAATTGATCGGCTATCGATAGCCCAACTAAAAGAGGTTTTCATATCAGAACACAGAGACGAATATGCCCAAGAGATAAAGGATATCTTACATGATATTGATTTATTGCTAGCTGATGCGAAGGTTGATGCTGAAACTCTGCGAGCAATCGTAGTTCTTTCGCAAATGAATCTTCATATTTGGCACAATGAATCAAATTATCGTAAAGGTATTAAAGACGGAAATAATCTAGAATTAACGCATGGATTAAATGGCATTCGAAACACCGCCAAAAACAAAATTCAAGAAGTTGTTGGCGGCAGAAAAGACTACAAGATTGATTGTCTTGCGGCTGAATTTAAAGATTGGGAGATCAGTTGGGAGTAAAGATTCTAGTAGTAGGTGATGGCTGCACTGATGTTTATGTTTATGGAAAGTGTGATAGGCTTTGCCCTGCTGCTCCTGTTCCGGTTTTTATTCCTGTGCATCGCAAAACTAATCTTGGAATGGCAGGGAATGTTTACGAAAATATATTAAGCTTAGGACTTGAATGCGAACTTGTATGCAATGACGCTTCTAAAATTGTAAAAACTAGATTTGTTGAGCATAAGAATAATCACATGATTATGCGTCTAGATAAGGGAGACGTGAGCGACGAGCGTATCTTCGAAAGAATAAAGGACAGGCAGAAGTGGGTTAACTACATCAAACAGTTTGATGCCATCATAATTTCCGATTACAATAAAGGTTTCTTATCAGAAAAAGATATAGAATTTATATCTAGCAATCATGATATGGTATTTTTGGATACTAAAAAGTTGCTCGGCTCATACGCTCGAAACTGTAAATTTATTAAAGTTAATGAATACGAGTATGAAAGAAGTAAACATCTTTTGGAGAATTTACAAGATTGGATTCAAGAAAGCCTAATCGTAACCCTAGGTTCTAAAGGGTGCAGGTATAAAGAGGGCACATACCCAGTGAAAAGAGTTGAAGTTAAGGATCTAACTGGTGCTGGAGATTCATTTTTAGCTGGACTAGTACATAAATATATTGAAACAAACAATATTAAAATCAGCATTGAATATGCAAATGAATGTGCAACAAAGGTTGTACAGCAGAGGGGCGTAAGCACGCTATGACGTTTAGTCGGTATTACCAGCACTATTTGTCACTGCACCAGAACAAAGTAAACAGAAGATTGCATGTCTTGGGGCAGGTATCTACAATATTATATGTTATACTATGTTTGACAAAGCTGCCGTTAATTCTTATTGTATTTTCGCCATTTGTTGTTTATCCTTTTGCGTGGTCAGGGCATTATTTTTATGAGAAAAACAAGCCCGCCGCATTTAGCAACCCCGTATTTGCAAAAATGGCTGACTGGATTATGTTAAAAGATTGGATTCTAGGGAGAGTAGAGCGATGAAAATTTTGATTACAGGAGGCGCAGGATATATCGGTAGCGAGCTGGTACAATTTTTACTGCCTCAACATGAAGTAACAGTTTTAGATAATTTAATGTATGGGCATGATTCCTTGCTACGATATGTTCAGAACGATAAATTCAATTTTATCAAGGGAGACGTTAGAGATACGTCGCTTTATAAAAAGCTACTTGCAAGCCATGATGTTGTGATACCGTTAGCTGCTCTTGTAGGATTTCCTTTGTGCGATCGAAAGCCAGTTGAAGCAACACAGACAAATCTTAATGCCAATCGTTGGTTAGCCGAAAATAAATCCTTAGATCAGATTGTGTTATATCCATGCACCAATTCAGGGTATGGAAAGAGTATTGATGGATCTGTAGTAACAGAAGAGTCTCCTCTAAATCCTGTTTCGCTTTATGGCAAAACCAAGGTTGAGGCCGAGACAATCTTTAGAGAAACAGAAAATTGTGCAACGTTTAGACTTGCAACAGTCTGTGGTCCTTCGGGCAGGATGAGGACGGATCTCCTCGTAAACAATTTTGTCTTGAGGGCATTAAGAGATCGTGTCATAGTGTTGTATGAATGCGAATTTATGAGAAATTATGTTCACATATGGGACGTCTGTAGATCATTTAAGTTTTTACTAGACAATTGGGAAGACTGCAGAAACGAAACTTATAATCTTGGACATGATGAGATGAACATGAACAAGCTGCAATTAGCTGAAAAGATAGGCGAGTATCTTCCGCTTGAAATTATCAAGGCAGAGTTCACGAAAGATCCAGATGTTAGGGACTACAATGTCAGTAGCCAGAAAATTTATGATAAGGGATTTGAATGCCTGTATGATCTAGATACGAGTATTAAGCAACTTATAAAAGCCTACTCTTTAATAGACAGCCCTTGGTATGCAAATTACTAGGACAATATTCACAAACGGATGTTTCGATATTCTTCACAGAGGGCATTATGAGCTTCTAAGATATTGCTCATCTTTGGGAAGGGTGATAGTGGGGCTGAACAGCGATTCAAGCGTGACTGACCTTAAGGGACCTTCTCGCCCTTTCTTTAAGCAAGAAGATAGAATTTTTGCTTTAATGTCTTGTAGATATGTTGATGAAGTTATAGTGTTTAATGAAAATACACCTTATAACTTAATAAAGAGTATCTCTCCTGATATTATAGTCAAAGGTGGGGACTATGTAGCTGATCGCGTTGTAGGGAGTGATCTTGCAGAGGTGAGAATATTTAACTTCATTGACGGCTACTCTACCACTAGAATTTTAGAGAGACAATGACATACGTTTTTGATATAGATGGTACAATCTGTACTGTATCGGATGGGCAGTATTCAACTGCTAAGCCCTTGCAAAGTAGAATAAACAAAGTGAATACCCTATATGATGAGGGGCATGAAATTATATTTCAAACAGCTAGAGGAATGGGGCGCAGTGATAATTCCGAGTCTTTTGCATATGCTAAGTTTTACGAATTTACAAAGCAGCAGCTCAAAGATTGGGGAGTTAGGTATCACTCGTTGTTTTTAGGAAAACCATCCGGAGATATATACGTAGACGATAAAGGAATAAACGATGAAGACTTCTTCAACGCAAGAGATTAAGTTTGTCCCCAAAGGTTGGGGGTTCGAAAAATGGATTGTTAACAACGAGGAATACTGTGGTAAATTACTTTATTTTGCAAAGGGCAAAAAATGCTCTTGGCATTATCATGTAAAGAAGGACGAGGTTTTCTATATACAGTCAGGAAAAGTTTTGGTTAAATACTCTGATAAAGATGACTTGGATAATGCTAATGAGGTCATACTGGGTCGAGGGGACAACTTTCATGTTTATCGAGGACTTCGCCACCAGATGATGGCACTAGAAGATACGGAGCTATTTGAGTTCTCAACTCAGCATTTCGATGAAGACTCCCACAGGATTGAAAAGGGAGATTAATATGAAATTGGTAGTTATTACGGGCTGCTTAGGGTTCATAGGATCGTATGTCACAAGACAAGCCCTGGACAAAGGATGGAAGGTATACGGAATTGATAAATGTACATATGCATCAAACCCAGAGCTGTTGCACGAGTTTAGTGCAAATAACAATTTTACATTTTTAAAAGAAGATATAGCAGACCTGCAGAGTTTGCCTGATTGTGATTACGTTATTAATACTGCCGCTGAAACCCATGTTGGCAACAGTATTTTGGATAGTGCGGATTTTATTCACACCAATGTTGCCGGTGTAAAAAACTTATTAGACCTGATTCGGAATAAGCCCGACAACATATGTAAAAAACCAGTATTCTTTCATTTCAGCACCGATGAAGTATATGGGGATATTAAAACCGGCTCACATACCGAAACAGATCTTCTAAACCCCAGTAATCCATATTCAGCCTCCAAGGCATCGTCTGATATGTTAATAAAAGCATGGGCGAGAACCTATGGGGTAGAATACATTATTTTTAGACCCACGAATAATTATGGAATTTACCAACATCATGAGAAACTGGTACCTCTGGCCATTAAATTACTACAGTGGGGCAAAAAAATTAGACTTCACGACGCTGGAGAGCCAATAAGAAATTGGCTTCACGCGTCAGATACAGCACGAGCAGTTATGACAATAATAGAGAATGGATCTGTAAACGAGATTTATAACGTTGCTGGCGGATTTGAACAAAAGAACAAAGAAACGGTCAAGTCTATTATTAGAGAATATTTTGGCACCGATGAAAATTGGTATGAATATGTTGATTTTGGGCATGTCCGCTCGGGACAAGACGTGAGATATTCTTTAGATGACAGCAAACTAAGGTCCCTAGGTTGGGAGCCGAAAATTAATTTTGATTCTCAAATATCAAAAATAGTAAAGTTTTATAAAGAAAAGTTTTATTGGTAAAGGAGTAAAAAATGAAACTATCAAATCAAGCAGTTGGAGCCCTGATGATGGCTCTACAAAGATCACTCATGGAGCAGTCTGATATCGTTCCTGTTCTGCAGGAGATGGATTTTCAGATAAGTCCAGACGATTCATCTCACTCAGAGTTGGTGGTCACTAATCCGCCAACTGTTAATTTTGGCGACGTAGAAATCAACGAGGAGGGATAATAAAATGTTTAAGAAGACACAAGGACCTCGGTACGTCACCGAGGGGCAAGCACGAGAATTAGCCGATGAGCTTGTTCGAACCGCTCTTAGGGAGCAAGCCAGAGATCTAGAGAAGCATCTTATGGATATTGATAGGCGATTAAGGGAACTTGAAAAACAACGCTAATGCCGAGATACCAATATCGTTGTAAAGCGTGTGAAGAAATCTTAACTATATATCACCCTTCATCTGAGACGCAATCAACTTGCCCAAAGTGTGATTCAGGATCCACCCTAGTAAAGCTCTTAACAACATTTACCACGAGAAAAAAGGGAACAAAATCTAACAAGGCTGGTCAAGTTACAGAAGAATTTATAGAAGATTCACGTCATGAACTGCAACAGCAAAAAAATGAACTAAATAAAGATAGATAATGTTCATAAATACATCACTAATCATCTTATTAATAGTAAATGTTTTTCTAGGTTGGTACATCTATAGGCTGCTACAGAAGCTTATGTTTATCTCTGAGAATATGTCCGACTTATTTTTGACAACTAAAGCTTTTCAAGTGTTTGTAAAACAGATGTACAGCATGGATTCATTCCACGGAGAGCCAATAATACAAGAATTAATTTCTAGAGTTAGAGAAGTAAACGACGAGATCTCTAACTTTAGGCAAATATTTGAATATACTATAGATGATGAGTTGGAACAAGAACTAGAGGAAGCATTAAATGCCGAGGAAGAAGAGCAAGAAAAATCATTACTTTACGCAGGTACACGAAGACGCAATAGTTAAATATGCCCTGACAAATGACAGGGAATTGCGATCCAAGTTGTACGAGGAGTACATACAGCCTGCATTTGACGATATGGTAGATAAGATAATCTACACTTATCGTTTTACAACCTTACCAAACATTGACTATCTGAGAGCAGATTGTAAAGTTTGGTTAACCACTATCCTAAACAAATACGATCCTAACAAAGGCTCAAAAGCTTTTTCGTATTTTTCAGTTGTAACAAAGAACTGGTTTATCCATAAAGTTAAGAGAACTAAAAAGAGACTTCAGACCGAGGTCTTTATGGAGGATGTTCTTAATGAAGCAGACGAAAACCTTGTATCAGAAGAGCCAAGCTACTACGACAAAAGATCCGAGGCGGAATTTTGGATGTCTCTTAACAGCGAGATAGACACCTGGGATTCGTTTATGATCAAAGAAAACGAAAAAAAGGTTCTTATGGCTGTTCGTATTCTCTTAGACTCTGCTGACCAAATAGAAATTTTTAATAAAAAAGCTATTTACTTATACCTTCGGGAACTTACGGGACTAAACACCAAACAGGTTGTCAATAATCTTAACAAGCTCCGCAAGAGATACAGGACGTTTAAGACAAAATGGGAAAACAGCGAGATCTAAGCTTAGAACATTACATCGAAGAAACCACGACAAACATTAAAGAAGATCGTGCAATGGCCAAGTCATTACTAATGGACGTAATGGCTGATATGAAGGTCTCTCCCGCCGATAGAAGGGAGATGGGTCCAATCGCAGCCAAGTATGTGGAAAACCTTCAAAGATCCAATGAGCAAATGGTGAAGCTCGCTGCGATTCTTCAACGTCAAAAGACAGGTCAGGCTGGACTTACAGATGACGATAAAGAGCAGCTATTTGATTTATTAAACGAGAGCAAAGAAGATGTCTAAAAACATAAAGATGTCCGATTTGACTTTCGGATCCCTGAATAACATTCAAGATGGAAACTCAGGCGAATCTGGCGATAGAAGAAGAACCTCGGCAACAACAGCAATTAGGATGGCTGTTGAATCGGCGTTTGCGAAAGACACCCTAAACAACGTAACAGAGTTTAATGGAGTCGTTGTTAGCTATCGCCCAGTGGCATACCCATCTTATTCAAATAAAACAGCATTATTTAATGAATATTTAATTAAAAGTCCAAATCAGAGCGCAGCAAGTGACAAACCTCAAGATTATGCTAGCGTTGCATACAAGGTATATATTCCAGAACTCGAACCACGTCCCGCGCCTGTAAGCAATAATGATCCAGTTTTAGTTACATATCCGGATGTCTACAGCGACATAGAAGATGAGGAACCGATAATTGAACTGGGAACTTTGGTCGCTGTTAAGTTTGAAGACGTAGAAAATCTTTTCAATCCTAGAATTGTAAGAAAAATTGGTGGTCCAATACAGATTCAAAACGTTGCTTCAGAAAAGCTTAATAAAAAATTTAAAAAAGGAGTACCGGAGGTTGTCGGCAGTTCAGATTCGAGCGACAACGTAGTTTATACAGTATTGCTTCCGGGCTTACCGGAGTTCGGCGCTAACGAGTATGTGACATCTGACAATCCAATCTCTAGTGATGATTTTGCCCGGGCGGTTCAGACTGAACTAAGTTTTTGGTCTGGTAAAACTGAAACAACTGCCGCGGCGTACGATAGGCTTACACTTTACTGGGAGAATGACCTCGGCGGCGGCGGGTATAGCAACACAGACCCGAAGAAGCAGAACTGGACAACTTCAACGGCGTGGTCCGCGGCTTATATATCATATATTTTAAGCAGAGTAGATCCACAATTTCCGAGATGGGGCGCGCATTATCTTTATGCCAACGCAGCCAAAAAGAAAAAAGGCAACTGGTCTTTATGGAAGACAAAAGGTTACGAGGGGCGTATAGAAGCACAAGTAGGTGATGTCTTAGTTAAGCCGCGCCTGGGCAAAAATGCAAAGCGCACATTCACACACGGAGACGCAGTTTATAAAATAGAGGATGGGTATGCATATTTAACCGGCGGTAACCTTTCAAACACCGCGCATGGAAATATTAAACTACCATTAGATGGGAGGGGAAGATATGCAAGCTACGTCTACAATGGCAAATTATATGAAGTTTTACTAAAAAAGAATGGAGAGATCAAGTCAGACCCGCTGGCGTAACATAACTTATGGCAAACAATAAAAAACCAGCAATTGATATTAATCTCATACCCCCAGCAGACAGGGCTGTGTTTGACACTCTATCCGAGCAAGGGCAAGCAGAGTTTTTTGGCTTTGGCAAAGGAACAAGAAAGGATATTGATGTACCTGAATACATCACCGTGAAAGAAGAGAAAGTTGTTAACAAAGGCAATTCATACATTGTCCTTGGACTGGATCGTCCAAGTAATATTGTGTCAGGCTATGGCGGTTCTAAAGACACTCATTGTGCTGCAATTGATATTGTGGCGGGTAGAGTGGGCTACCACGCGCGCCGAAGAGATAACAAGAATAAACTTTTAAGAGTAGATCCGAACTTTAAGTTGGACGCCGCCAGAATCTATATTTCTCAAAAAGCAAACGTAGATTCTTATTTTGGGTTGCCCCAAGGCACGGTTGGAAATACAACAAAAGATAGTCCAAGATCTACAATTGCTCTGAAAGCAGACACTTTACGATTTGTAGCACGAGAAAACATTAAGCTGGTTACCAGAACCGACAAGAAGAACTCACAAGGCGGTGACCTAACAAATGCCACCACTCAAACCTACGGGATTGATTTGATAGCTATGAACGACGACTCAGACTTACAACCGCTTGTTAAGGGAGCGAACTTGCAAAGATGCCTAATTGAAACAATTGATGCGGTGCATGACTTAAGAGAGTTGTTTAAAAACTTTTTGGAATACAACAGATCACTAACCCAGGCGCTTCTGACCCATACACATCGCTCTCCCTTCTACGGTCAACTAACCTCTCCAGATTTTGAGAATCTTCTTCCTGAAGGGATTGAAGTTCTTGTCAATACAGTGACAAATGTAGAGGCACAGCTGATGCTGCATATGCAAAAGATGAGTGGCATTAAACAAAACTATTTGGACACTCCCGGCGGTGCCGAGGCAACAGAAAATGATAAAGGTCTATTTATATTAAGCAAATACAATAACACCAATTAATCATGGCTGAATTACTTTTAACTAAAAAATATAAAAGCAAAGACTTTAATATACCTTTCTACGAAGACCAAGTACAGACGTATAAAGTAAAAATTAAGGTTGACAAAATTAACTCTGATGACGAGTTAAACTCTAGAACAGAGGAGCTAGTCGCTCTTGGATTTCAAGAGTTTGTGACTTCATATCTGCCTGAGTTTTACTCTTTCTTGTTTGACACAGACTATTTCCAGGACGAGTGCAACCCATACCCTGCCGGCGATCCTTGTGCTAACAACATTCTTGATATAGCCACAAATCTTGAACAAGAACTAAAAAATCGTATTACAATTGAATCTTACTTCAACACAAGCCCTCCAAGCCGAAAAAGTATCGTAATCATAAAAACAACGTTTGATTTAGACTCCAAAAGAAAAGAGTTGGAGTCAAACAATGATATGCCTTTGTATGAGCCCAACCTCTTGTTTTTCAATAATCAACAGGAGATAGTCGGTCCCGTGGCGGAAACAACTTTAACGGTTGGTACCATAGGAACTGACAACAAGTTGCTAAACAACGGATTGAAGACGTTTGACTCGCAGTACAAGGGCTTTGAGGGGCAGATAGAATTAAACGTTGATTTCGGGTATATGAGTATAGCCGCTACAAAAATACTCAACATTATTGTTACTGAATTAACAAAACAGATGAGAATCCAGACTCCAAGTTATAGTTTCTCTGAAGCAGATACGGTCACGCTATTCTTTGGTAAGAAGGGCGCTAAGCTGGCGATTTATGGAATGAATTACCTTTTGATTGAACAGTCAATCGAGAGCCGGCCCCTAAAAATTGGTTACTTCTCAATAGCAAAACACAACAAGCTATTGCAAGATCCATTAACCTTAGCAATACTAAGGAATTATAGTCAGCTGTTGGAATCCATACAATCTTCCAAAGATAATAGATCTAATTATTCATTCTTTGATTTTTTGGATAGCGATGATGTTAGGGATTCGTTGGGAACCACAGGGTCAATATTTGACAATTTTAATCCACAACCGCAAAAAGATCTGGACAATGAGCTGTTAAGAGTCGCCTCTGAGCAGGGACTTATCGACATCAACAACACAGAGGCATTGGAAAAAGGATTTACAACTTTCTTCAGTTCCGAAGAGCTGCAAAAAATAAGACAACAAGTAGCAGAGAACCCCGCCATCTTCATGAGAGTTAAAGCAGCGCAAACTGCAAAAGTGCTTAATACTGGAGTAGAAGTTACAAAAGCAATTGGAGCTTTCTTGGATGAAGGTCCAATGGGTCTTGTAGCAAAGGCCAATCCACAACTTGCATATCTTTTTAGACAGTTGGGTATAGATGAAATAGCAAGGGAAGCTTTCCTGTGTCTGGCATTTGGAATCAATTTCGAAGTCGGCAGGATTGATCAAGCTGTTCAGAATTCTTTGGTCCGTGCGGGCTCTTCAATATATTATCCTCCAGATCTTCCGAAGTCTTCTCCAATTAGTAAACCGAAGATAGACTTGGAATTATTCAAGCCCTTCTCGATCTCTGGTCCACTCTGGCCAGAAATAGAGAAAGCCATTATCGACGCACTACAAAATATAGTCTTGGAAGTTATCAAAAAGCTGGCTGAGCTTTTAAGAGAGAATTGTGATCTAAATTCGCCACGTTCCACCGATTATGGTAGTAGGGATATAACTGATTTTATTGATAATAACCCCAACCCAGAGAACTCGTTGCTACCATTTGTTAGCGATGGCTCCGGAATAGACCAGATCGCATCTAAGAATGGGATGACAAATCAGCAAATATTTGATTATTTAAGTTCTTTGTCTTCAATCTTAAGTTCAATAGATATCTGTATTCTATTCTTAAACCGTGAAGACGCGTCGGATGATTTGGTTGATAGGGTTATTGATTTCAACCAAGACTACAGTTTAGAAACCGTAAGAACTAACTTGGTTGTAAGATCTGCAATAATGGGTTTCTTTGCGGACCTGTCCGCGATCGTTGATGTCTCAGATTTATGCAACCAGATAGCAAATGAGCTTTACAACATCAATCAGGATAATGTTTGTTTGACAGAGGGTGACCTTGAGGATGAGAATATTCGAGAGCTTTTGGACTTAATTGAAAATGGATTGGTTGTCAATCCTCCAGCTCTTGACCTGGATTGTCCGGACTCAAAGTTTTTAGATCCGACAATTCAAAAAACAATTCCTGAAACTTTCAACTTTTTGGCCGAAACAATACAACTTCAGTTTATATCTTCAGCCGAGTCAGCAAAAGAGATTTTATTGGAGCCTGTGCTAAAGAATGAGTCAAGAGTATTAAGTGATATTCAAAATGCCGGCATCACTGATCCTATCGGTCCCTCACTTGATCCTGCTTTCTTGGGGAAGATAACAGAGACCCTGGCAGGCTTATCTGAAATTAGTGATTTTGCCGCAGCGTGCCCAACGCTTAATATTGGTGAATTATTAGGACTCCCTGCTGCGGACGCGATGCTTAATGTCAACAGCAGTGTTATTAACGCTCTGACGGGCGCCTTACAGGATCCTAATTTTACAAACGCAATTAACGGACTAACAAGTAAGATTGGCGAGCTATCAACAAATGCCGCGGCAGATCCAACACCTCCGGTGTTCACATCATATCAATTTAACCAAAGTTACCTAAGAGATTTTAGAACTTATATTGATATGGATACATTCTCAATTGGTCCAACTTTAACAGACTTTGGACTTGGAATTTCGGGAAGCGATTACGATACCAATACTGAAAAATATTATTTCTCTTCGACTGGTCGCCCCATTGAGTTTTCCTCAATATCGACAACCCAGCACATTCATAATTTCGTAAACCTTCCTGACGAATCCCCAGTTATTCATAGTAACTCCGAACCGCCCCCAGCCAATTCAATTCTAGGAGACACAGTTCACGAAACCCTCATGCCGGATGGCGTTTACGTTCAGCATGATCACCCACTTTCAGAAATTTATGGACAAGGTGACGCTCAACTTTCATTATCGGAACCCCTAACATCGGTTATAACACTTGACTCGTCAGAAATGGGCGATTCCTATCAAAACATGTCTTTAACTTTTGGCTTTTCAGCGGATACGTCGCGAAACAACATAAACTTGGTTTATCCCAAGTACAGAAGTCAATCTGAGGATTCAAACCAGTTGGGAGTTTTTCTAAATCTAGGCGACTTCGCCGGCGATGAAGACGAAGACGAATTTATTAATTTACAAATTTCATCTCTTGGTGGTCAGGTGTCGGAGCAGCAAGCGTTGTTTTACGAAGAATTAGGAGGCGTAGGCTTCCAGGATGATAATTTATTTGTAAGACAATTTGCGCAACCCATTATTGAGTTTATTGAGGCACAAAACTTAACCAGTGCCGACACATTGGATATATCAAAATCCGTATACTATACTTACTATCCTTACATGTTTGGTATTCAAGTAGAAAGGATGCTAGATTTTATTCTAGAGAATGGTGTGTTTGATGCTGCCACCTTACAATCACTAAACTTATTTACCTCAAATGAGAACTGCCCTCCGTCCGAATTAGCAGATTTTCTCGATATCGAAGGAATCATCCAGCAAATGATGGACGAATATAAGGAATCAGCTTGTAATGGCGATGATATTTCTCTGGCATCGAAGATCAGAAACGTTATCAAGCTTGGCATGTACTTGCTATTAGCACAGATACACATCGCTGAAATAATAATAAAAAATATCTTTGTTACAATGGCATTTACGCTGGAGGACATACTAAGTCCGGACAGTTTTTATTTTACATTTGTGAAAACACAGATATTGACTTCTTTAACAAGATACCTTAATAACATAGAGCCATCGCAGAACAGCTTGATAAGACAAGATTTGGTCAACTACTTCAATCTAAAAATACAGAGGCAAACCGTTATTAACAAGGGCGGCATAACATATTATGACGGGTCCATTGCGTTCCCATCAGGCACACAGTTTGGACAGTTTTCAATTACAGACGAGAATACATTTATTGGATTTGATGATATAATAGAATATTTGATGACCGATCGCCTACAGAGAAGCAGAAAATCAATTGATAATGCGATTAGTAAGGCTATTCCCGGCAAAAAGCAAAGTTCTTTCATGGAAGCGTTATTGAGCGAAATACCTGTTGTGCATTATGATACTCAGCTGACCGATGGTGATTTCACTGAGCAGGCTAGAGAAAACTTTATTGACTTAGTAGTGAACGGAGAATTGTTTAATGGAAGAGAAGGCTTCTATATTGTTAGAACAAGATTAAGTAACTCAGTATTTTCCAATTATAAATATTCGCTATACTCATACATAAATGCTGATAAATTTAATTACTCTACGCAGGGACTGGGCTTGGACCCTCTAAGTTTACAGAGCACCGATTTGTTGGTAAAAATAATTGATGAAATAGCCATATCATCAGGCGCACCCGCCGCCGAAGGTGAAGAGGGCGAAGAGGAAGTCGAATCTGATTCCGGATCTGGATTCTTAGGTAATGAGCAGCTGACCTTAGCAGACGAAGAAGACGAGGAATCCGGATTCTTAGGCAATGAGATAATAATTCAGTAAAAGGGGAATGTGTTAGATGGCATACTACGGTAATTCTGTATTGACAGCAGAGCAAATTGACGAGCTGATGGGTCAAGGATCAGTAGAAGAGTCAATGATAACTTCATTTATAATTGATGATAAAGACACAAATGACCCTCTTTATTCTACTTTAGGTGGCCGCGGCGGCTTTATAGATATTAGACAACAATGGGGTGAAATTTTGATTCACTTCAACAACTTTCTCCATGGAAATGATGGAAGCATATACTCTTCTGCTTTACAAGAAGAAATAACATACAGTGGGAATAAATATTTAGATGTCCGCGATCTTGAGATATATGTTGAGGTTGATGGATCCCCTCAGCCGAGAATGTCGGCCGGCAATAGTGTGCTAAAACTTAAGCCAAAAGCAGATAGAGTAATGCGCAGGTACAAGGCAATATGGAGTAACGAGTGGCTCCAGGGCACGAACCCGGACAACGACGGCGACTCGGATGAGGTCTGGGGCAACGATCCAGTGGTTGTTTCCGTATATGATACGGACAGCTTCTATGGAGGTGGTGGCTATAACACCTCAGTAGATAAGCTACAAGATTTTACTGATGCTACACGCCCGCTCGGAACGTGGTTTATTTTAAACGATGAAGGTGTTTTGGACGAGTGGCAAACTTACAAAGTTTGGTCAAGATTGGTTGCGTTGCACACTTCTTTGTATGGGCACATAGTTGGTAGCAACATCGCACGCACTCCTATGAAAATTGCGCACCGGCCGTTTATAGGAGATGTCCCGGGACCAATAGGTACCCCACTCGACGCCGCTAAATTATTTAAGAACGTTATTGCTGGGGTTGATTATCTGTGGGATACGAGAGATCAACAAGCAGACTGGGCTGCTGAATATAACACAGCCCAGCAAAACGAAATACTGGAAGAGGTGGGATTTGAGATCGGCACACTTCCAAGCAGTGTCAAGCAGGACTTGCTGCTTGCAAACTCAGAGTTCAAAAGATTTTTTTCAAATTCTTTTAACAACGAATTAACGGCGGTAATTCCGTTAATTTATAATTTTTATTTAACTTCTGAATACTTTGCGGGGGTAGGAGATGCATTCCAGACTCCAAAAGATAGGGCGCTGGACATTATTATTTCTACAATAGCAAACGATAATAATTTTGACGCCACTCCCAATCTTAGCCGCCCAGCCGCCAACTCGGCTGTCTCCAGTGCGACGGGGCAAGATCAGCAAGCAGGATTTAATTCATCTGCCCGCGATTTTATCTTAAAGATGATAATCAAGACGCCAATCGATATTTTGAAGGGGCTTGTAGAGCTAGTAGATCCTCACGTTGCCATTTCAAAAGTTATTAAGACTGGTTCTGGATTCGCCTTTAATCAAGCCATCGGTGCCCTGGATCAGGTAATCCAAACATCTAATTTGAATGAGGAGATTGCTAACGCCACCGAAAACGTAATCCAGCCCAATCTTAACGGCGAAGATTTATTAACTTTGCTACTTTGCATAGTTGACTATGGCATTAAACAGGGTATGGAGGAAGCCGCTGAAGGTCCGCCACCATTGTCAATTCCAGAAAACTTCTTCCCAAGAGTTTCTGTCGACGGTATAGATTTTACTGGCACTGTATCTGGAATGCTTATGATGCCGCCGTCACCTCTTGGGTTAATTTATCTGTTGTTGGAACTACTTAAGAGTGATGTCACAAACCAAACTGAAAATGTTTCAAACGCTAATACTGAAAGTGCCGATGCAGTCGAATGCACACCAGAACCGCAGAATCTGTTATCAGGATCCTGTGACGACACAGAATAAAGGGAGGGTCTTTTAAATGGCCTCTGGCTTATCACCGCAGTTACCTCTTGTTGTAAGTGAAGTATTCGGTGCCTATAATTTGAATACGAACTTTGAGGATCTAGCAAAGCAAAATCTTAAAATGCTTATCCTAACCATCCCAGGAGAAAGGATGATGGACCCCAACTTTGGAGTGGGGTTAAGAAGGTATTTGTTTGAACTAAATAACAGTAACACGTATTCTAACATCACTTCGAAGATTAATGAGCAGGTTCAAAGATACTTGAGTTATATTCAGATAGATGATATACAATTTCAAATTCCCGAAGGAAACCCAGATTTGTATCCACATGACTTATCTGTTTCAATATCTTTTACAATATTGCCACTTCAATTGTCGACATTGCTACAAATTGATGTTGACCAACCTATTTAGAGAAATAAATTATGGCTAAAAAATTACAACCAATAGATTATACAAGTCGCGACTTTGATTCTATTCGTAGAGATCTAGAGAACTACGCAAAAAGATATTATCCAGATACTTACAAAGATTTTAACAAGGCATCCTTTGGCGCATTGATGTTGGATACTGTCTCCTACATTGGAGACATCCTCTCATTTTACGTAGATTATCAGGCGAACGAATCATTTTTAGAGACGTCAATTGAATATAATAACGTTATTCGTCTTGCACGACAGATGGGTTTTAAGTTAAACACAAGCCCTTCGTCTTATGGTATTTTAACTTTTTACGTTCAGGTCCCCTCAGACAATAATACGGCGGGTCCTAATTTGGCTTACGCCCCGGTCCTTCGCGCCGGTTCAATATTTTCCTCAACTGGTGGTGGGCTGTATACTTTAATAGAAGACGTAGATTTTTCTGTACCCACAAACCAAGTGGTTGTAGGCACAGTCGACTCTTCGACGGGTAACCCAACAAACTTTGTCATTAGAGCCCAGGGACGAGCCGTATCGGGGAGAACACTGTTCAAGGAAGTTGACATTGAGGAATTCCAAAGATTTTTAAGAGTAGATTTAGAAACTTCAAGGGTTGCCGAGGTCTTATCCGTTACGGACTCGGAGGGTCACGAGTATGTCGAAGTCGATCATCTTTCCCAAAATGTTATTTACAAAGCAATTCGCAACACAAATACATCAACGAACTCAACAGTTCGAAATCTTTTAAAGGCCGTTCCAGTAGCAAGAAGGTTTGTTGTCGAGAGAGAGGGACAGGCAACATATTTGCAATTTGGCTATGGTTCGGACTCAGAACTGCTATCAAATTCTGTTGTCGATCCATCTAATCTTGTCTTAGATTTGAACGGGCGAGATTATGTTACAGATTTAGATTTTGATCCAACTAAACTAATCAGCACAGATAAGTTTGGTATTGCCCCTTCTAACACAACACTAAGAATCGGGTATAGAGTTAATCTGAATAACGATGTAAATGCTGCTGTCGAGACGATCACTGGAGTAGACAGACCGCTAATTAGATTTGCATCTCAAGGATCCTTATCTCAAAATATTAGAAATAGCGTTATCTCCTCCCTAGAAGTTCTAAACGAAGAACCATTTGTTGGTGATATTTCGCTACCTTCCTCAGAGGAGATCAAGCAAAGAGTCTTTGGATTTTATGCCACGCAAAACAGAGCGGTAACAATTCAAGACTATCAGTCTATTTGTTATGGCATGCCGGCTAAGTTTGGATCTATTAAAAGAGCAGCTGTGGTGCGCGATTTTGACGAGTTTAAGAGAAATCTTAATATATTTGTTATCTCCGAGGACACAAGTGGTAAATTGATACCAGCCAACATAACTCTTAAAAATAATTTAAGAAATTGGCTTCTGCAGTATAAAGTAGTAAATGATACAATTGATATTTTAGATGCTCAAATTGTCAATTTTGGAATCAATTACGTTGTGGCAATTGATCTAAATACAAATCGCTTTACCGTGATCAATAGGGCTAATGCTGCTTTGAGAGATTATCTTTTAAGAAATCAATATGATATTGGTGAATCAATTCTAATAACAGATTTTTATAAGGTGCTCCAGAAGGTCAATGGCATCGTTGATGTCGTGGACTTGGAAATAGTTGGAAAATCTGGTGTATCATACACTGATTCATCATATAACTTTGAATCAAACTTGTCAGCTGATGGTCGAAGAATTGAAGGTAATGACAATGCAGTCTTCGAGCTTAAGTTTCCAAATGTTGACATCAAGGGAGCTATCCAATAATGGCCATCTTAAGATATACAGCTAGTGCCGATAACACAATTACTAACGCTTACGAAGCCAATCTTGTAACAAGAGGCACAGGCTCCAACATGGGATATGCAGATTCTCTTGAGATATTTTCCATTTATGGGCAAGAATCGGGCTCGACGGGTCAGTCACAAGAACTATCAAGAGTTTTAATTCAGTTCCCTGTATCAACTATTTCTGCAGACAGAGCTGCAAATACAATTCCAGCATCCGGGTCGGTATCGTTTTATCTTAAGATGTTTAACGCTGAGCATCCATTTACGTTGCCCCAGGATTTTAATTTAGTTGTTGCACCAATTTCACAATCGTGGAATGAGGGCACAGGACTTGATATGGATGAGTATCAGGATTTTGGTACCTCTAATTGGTTGTCTGCCTCTTCAGGAACTGGCTGGACAAATATCGGCGGTGATTATCTGTCGCAAGACAATTCTAATGTTAGCTTCCCAGAAGGGTATGAAAACCTAGAAGTAGATGTTTCCGAGGTGGTGGAAAATTGGATTAAGGGATTCTCCGGTGGAGAATACAACAATTATGGTTTTGGTATTCGCTTGACCGCCTCACAAGAGGCGTATTTCTCTTCCTCCACAGGTGCTGATTTGGGTTCTGTAATTCATAATACTGTAGGAGCAACCCAATCCTATTACACAAAAAAGTTCTTTGCTCGCTCAACGGAGTTCTTTTTCAAGCGCCCCGTTATTGAAGCTCGGTGGGACTCCCGCACAATGGACGACAGAGAGAATTTTTTCTTCTCTTCTTCGCGAGCCACAGCAGCAGATAATCTTAATACGCTTCAGCTTTATAACTATGGCCGCCGTGGGCTAAACAACATCCCGGCAGTTGGAACCAATAGCATATTGGTGTCGTTCTATTCTAGCTCTAACGGCTCTCCGACCGGCTCAAAGATATCCCTTCAGGCTGGTGGTAGCACCGTCTCTACGGGTGATACAGAGGCTACTGGCAGCTATGTGAGCACTGGCATCTATTCATGTGATATATCTCTTACAGCGGCTGCTACGCCCTTACAAGAGATACACGATGTATGGCACTCTGGTGGCGTGGAGTATTTCACCGGTTCCTTTTTCCCGGAGCTAATGCCGACTTATGACAGTGCCCCAACGTTTAATAGAATAACATCTTGCAAAAATCTTAAAAAGGTCTACTCCACACAGGACACGGCAAGATTTAGGTTCTTTGTCCGTAATAAAAACTGGTCCCCGACTCTTTATACAGTAGCAACTGCCAATAATCCAACTGATATTATAGAGAGTGCGTCTTTTAGCATTCATCGGATAACAGATAATTTGGTCGCCATTCCTTACGGGACTGGCTCTAATTTTAGTACATACCTATCTTATGATAAGGAAGGAAACTTCTTTGATCTAGACATGTCATTGTTAGAAGCAGACTACATGTATGAAATAAGATTGTCATACTACAACGATAGTATTGGTGATTGGCAAGAGCAACCTCAAACGTTTAAATTTCGAGTTGAATGATAATTAAAGTATGAGTCTTAAAAAGTATTTTGAAATTACTGAGAACATTAAAGCACTCTCCGGTAAGACAGCAGATGAAATAGGCTCTCAAGTAGAGTCTGTTGCATATCACGAACAAGATATTGTTAACGAGGAAAGGTTTATTCCAAGAGTAAACTTTTCTGAGCCGGCTAGTTTTGCTCGCTATGGATCAGCTGTAGAATACTATGACCAAGCTATAAAAAGAATTTATAACCAGTATCCATATGATGGGTCGTTAAGAGAAAAATTAGAGTGGCGTAACGAATCTACTTACATTGATTTACATATTTTTGATAATCTTTATCCAAGAACAAATGGTTACGCTATTTTTTCTGCTGATGGTTGGGGTAGTGGCACACCAGACTCAGCTGGCTATGGCTTATCAGGCGATTTGGAATACATCTATGTAAAGGGTGGACCAAACCCAAACCCAGATGGGATGTCCCCAGTATCAACGCAATTTACGGGCTCCAACTATTATGAGCCAGATAAAAACAGAGGTTCTAATTTAGAATTTGACCTTTCATCTCAAGGCGCTTCATTAGAGTTCTGGCTAAATAAGACAGAATTCTTAGTTGCCAACACAGAGAAAGAAGTAATTTTTGATCTTTGGAACGGCCAACTATCTTCTTCTGCTGATTATCTACGCTTTAGATTGGAATTAACTGGTGCAGCTGACGGCGCTGATCCTTTCTTACTTACGGTCCTTTCCGGAACCACTGGGTTCTACCAACAAAGCGTAGCTGCTTCCACTTTTACTACAGCCTCAGTTGCTGATTCCAATTGGCACCACTACGCGGTTACTGTTAAGTCTGCCTCAGCTGGTGTTACAACAAGGTTTTATGTCGACGGAGAGTTAAATAACGAATCAACGCTGGGTTCAGCTGGGATTGATGACACAGATTCTTCCGGTTTGCGCGCGCATATTGGCGCGCTAATAACTGCCGTTTCTGGAAACGCATTTACTGGCGTCAACATGGTCGGCTCGGGTAAACTCTCAGGTTCAGTTGATGAATTAAGGTATTGGAAGACTCAGAGAACCTCAGAGGAAATTGGTCGTTTTTGGTTTACACAAGTTGGTGGCGGCGTTAATACCGACCCAACCCCATTTACGACAACCGAAGAATCAGCCAATGTAGATTTGGGGGTTTACTTTAAGTTTAATGAAGGAATCACGGGAGTAACAGCTACTGACAGTACAGTCTTAGACTACTCAGGACGCTTCTCAAATGGTACGTGGACCGGTTACGGATCCAATTCTAGGAACACTGGATCTGCCATTGTTCTTTCGACCGCAGCCGTCAGCGAGTTTAGAGATCCGATTATTTATTCTTTCCATCCGGACGTTGTAACGCTATCGTCAAACTTGGAAACGTCAGGCTCGGCGCACGATGTAAGTAATAATGCTTCTATCTACAACTCTATTCCTTCGTGGATAACGGAAGAAGACGAAGAAGGAACAAAGAATGTTAAATACCTCACACAGATAATTTCAAGTTATTTTGATACTTTACACCTTCAAATAGACAATTTGAATGGTCTTAAGGATATTGCGTATTTAAGTGGTAGCGACAAGCCGCTGCCGTTTGCTGAAAAACTTCTTTCATCATACGGATTTGTGGCGCCAGAAATATTCTTGGACGCCGATGTTCTTGAAAAGCTTGCCGATAGAAGCGAAGACAGAGTGTACGAAAAGTCACTCCATGATGTTAAAAATCTTATTTACCAAAACATTTACAACAACCTTAACTACATTTATAAATCAAAGGGAACCGAGAAATCATTTAGAAATCTAATTCGCTGCTTTGGTATTGATGACGAGCTAATAAAATTTAATGTTTACGCTAACAACGTTCAGTATGAAATGCGGAACAACAGAAGAAACGTTCTTGTAGCCGATAAGTTTGTTAATTTTAATACGTCCGGAAACGGCACCGGGACAGTTTATAACTATACTGACTCCTCAAATGCTAATTCTGTTGGCTTTATAACATCAAGCACTGGTCTGGTAGATGGTTATGCGACGACTTTAGAAGCAGAACTGTTATTTCCTAAAAAACTGGATCCATCATCAATTGCATATATTGATACAAATACAATTAGTGCTTCACTGTTTGGTCTTCACGGAACAGTCGATTCCGGGACCGATACGACCTGGGCATCCTCTGATGCAGTAAACTTCCAGGTCTTCGCCGTCCGAGATGAACTACAATCAACAAACGTTAAGTTTGTTTTGACCGGCACCACCGGCGGCTACGTTCCTGAACTTACATCCTCATTATACGAGGACGTGTATAGCAACACTAGATGGAATTTGGCAGTAAGAATCAGACCAGAACAATTCCCGCTTAAAGGCTTGGTAACTGGCACAAATTCGGATTATGTTGTTGAGCTTCATGGCATTCAAGTGGAAGCGGGAGAAATTCTTCAAGAGTTTACAGTTTCTGGAACCGTGACAAGCCCGCCGAGTGGTTTCTTAACTGGCAGTAAGAGAGTTTTTGCTGGCGCTCATAGGACCAACTTTACTGGTTCCACCCGGGAGTCTACTGATGTCAAGATAAACGCTTGCCGTTATTGGTTAGATTTTATTGAAGACGAAGCTTTAGCGGGACATATTCTGGATACTGAAAATTATGGTGCTCTTCAGCCGCATTTTTATGCTTATCCATTCGACACGTCAGCATCTTATGGAGACATATCAAAACTTGATACTCTAGTGTTTAACTGGGAGTTCTTAAATAACACCGGATCCGACGCTAGCGGTCGATTTATTGTAGACGATATCAGTTCAGGATCCGCAACCCTTACAAGATTTGGTGATTTAGGAAACATCTTAAATAAGCAGCACACGGCTAGGGGAGACTTTTTCGATGTATCCTCCACAAGTGCGATTGATAAAGATTTTGTTGTTTCCTCAAGACTAAATCTTCCCGAGAATATTCAAGCGGCAGACATGGTTAGAGTCCTATCCGCAGAGGATCAGGATGTGTTCACAACAGAATCACGTCCAATAAATTACTTCTTTGCATTCGAAAAGAGCATGTATCAGACCATTTCAGAAGAAATGATCAATTATTTTGCTACCTTAAAAGACTTACACAACCTTGTCGGTGACTCTGTAGAACGTTGGCGCCCTGAATACAAACAAATGAAGTTCATGCGCCAGAAGTTTTTTGAGAAGGTAAGCAATGATGAACTCGACTTTGATAAGTTCTACGAGTTTTATAAATGGTTTGATTCTTCGTTATCTTTGATGTTGGGACAATTGATACCAGCTTCAGCTGATTTCTCCGACAACGTAAAGACAGTCATCGAGAACCACGCGCTAGAGAGACCAAAGTATAGAAATATTTTCCCATTCTTAGAGAAAGTGGGAGCCCAAGATCTTGTAGCCGCTGTCCTGCCAGCCACAGCACCCGGTGAGCCAACAATTCCGGGTGGTCCAACTATTCCTTATAATTCTAATTATGGTGGAAACACCAACGCCAGCTCCGAAATAGATTCGGGACCTTATGAAGCTCCTCCTACAGATGGCTCGGATGATGAAAATAGACCGTGGCACAAATACAAAAAAGAAAAGACCGGGGACAGAGAAAAGATATTTGATGTCGTTAAGCGAAAGTTTTCAGATTTTGTTAAATCCCCGATCAAACTCAGAACAAATTATTCTTTCCCTCATGGTGGGGTAACTAAATACTCAAACTATGACCCCAACTTCGTTTTCGAAGCAACGCAGCCGTATGGGCCAGTTAGCGCTTCTTCAAATATTCCATTAAACATTATGTTGTCGTTTGACACGGACGTCGAAGAGCTACTCAATACCACAGATGTCAGGAATCAAAGAGGAAAAACTAAACTTTCTTACGGTATTAATCCATCCATAAACAAGTCTGGATCAGAAGACTTAAACAACTATGGTAAAACTTACGGACCCTTCAGTTTATACAGCTCCTCTGTAACCACTGGCTACAACAGTCAGGTTGTTGAAAACTACAAGTCTGGAACGATGGTCACCAACTTACACCACGATTTTGTATTCGACACAGGAATACCAGCCCAGGGTCCGTTTACGGAGAAGTTTGTTGGTGGACGTTTCTACCGCCACGCGGAACTGAACGACGGAAATGATACAAGAGAGTCCCGCGCCGAAGGATTTAGACTGGCACTTGGACTAAATCCATCCAGTGCAGAGATACCAACAGGCGCCTCTGGTGCTTTGGGTGTCGTTCCGCCTAACTACCCCTTCCTAGACTCCCCAGCCGGCTCAGCGCCGCACGGTTGGCTTCCAGACGTTGCAACTGGTCAACGCTTCCGTGATGAAACAGCGAAGCGTCCTGTTAATATTAAGAACATCCTGATGACAACCGCCTCTGTCGGCACAAGACTTTCAGGAGTTTTGGTACACAACCAAATTGGAAACTACCAAAAGAACTATCAGGTTATTCAGACTGCTGGTAGAACTACAAATGATCTATTTTTCCGTGAGCAAACATTTAGCTTCGCCGCCAATCAAGAAACTTTAGCAACAAGAGGGCGCTTCCCACTTGTAGTGGATACAACGGAAAATACTGGTGGTGATTTAGATTATGAATTGCCAGATAGATCTGGCGCAAACTCAAACGAGACAGTATTTGTTAATCTATTCTCGTCCCCAGGTTCATATGAGGTGTTGTCTAGAGGCTACAGGGATCCAGCACACGAGGAGTTGTCAGTATACAACGCCTCTCCGTACAGAAACCTTGGTGTTATCAACAGAGGTCTGTCTGGGTCTAATACGGACAACACATTAACAGGCTCTGTTAGAGTAGAAGACCAACTTGGTAAGCCGAGAGGGTTAAACCAACTAGCCACCCTGCATGCCGGCGCATTCGGTCACGACCCTGTGTTCGGCTCTGTTCCAGCTAACACTTATGTTACGGTTCCATCTTGGCATAAAACCAACAGAAATCGTAAACGTCGGATTGCTTCTTCCTCGGCAGGCTTCTTTACTCAAGAGGTTTTTGACAACCTATTTATACACCACGCGATCCCGCGGTCCACTCAGCAGTATTCGTGGGTCACCTCATCTCTAGCTTCAGGAGAAATTATCTACGGCAACGATAGACCATCTTGTTTTAGTGCAAGTGTACTTGATAAACTTATTGTTTCGGGCACCTATCATGATACAGCCTTTGTGGGGCTCACTACTAATGTTGAAGACGACCTCACAGTATCTACCCATACCTTGGGCTTCCCGCTGGATTCAGATTATATTTCTTCATATAAAAATGCCCTCTACTGGGAGCATCCTACTTTTGATAACGATGAGGATTATTTCAATGTCCTTATGACAATGCGAAACGGACCATATGGATATCCAACTTGGAAACAAATCCGCACGGGAGAAACTAAAGTTGCGAGAAAATTGAGAGAAACAAACAAGATTGGTTATGCTATTCCGCCAAAGAGGTTGATAAATAGCAATGGCGCGGTAATTCCTAAGCGACCAAATTCTTTTATTGATTTCTTTGAGGCTCCATATTCTGTAAACTCTTCTCCGATAACATTTATTTTTGAAGATAACACAGAGGAATCAGAGACCAGAAACAACATTGAGGTATCTGTTCCGTTTAGAAACCAGATTGATTACTTCTCTCATGACGAATTGAACAATTTTTATGATCTTAAGTCTGATGTTTCAGATCTGCACTCTTATAAGGCGATATTAGACTTTACTATTAGCAGCAGCTACAGCACAGCCGTTACTTACACAGAGGCTTTATATCCATCAGATGTTAACATGTTTAATAACATTGTTCGTAGAAGAACGAACTTCACTATTACAAACATTTGGGATGATGATCGTGAAGCCCGATCTAATACATATGGGGGCGCTGCCAATTCGCAGGGGGTGGTAATTTCCAACTCTTCTGTCTGGCCTTTGGATGGGCACCTCGATTTTGCTACTACCCAATCTATCGTAGCAGACGACGGCGCTGGTGAATTGTTAAACGCATATTCAAGATATGCCCCCGCCGCACCGAGAATAACACCAGCAGTTACATACGCTCAAAGAATTCCAGTTGGTCAAACGTCTGCTGGAGACAAAGTTTATGCAGGAGATGCACTGTGGGAAGCGGGCACCCAATCAGGAAAAACTCCTTACGAAAGTTACTCAACATACTCACAGCATATTGCTTTAGTAGGTAAAGATCACTCTATTGTTCCGGAATTTAGAATTAGTGAATTGTTTGAGACTTACGCAGAAGACAATGGTGGCAATTTCTTAGCTGACATAGATAATGTATTTAATTTAACAGGCGCCCACATAACAGACAGTGCTCAGAGGGACTTCTTTAAGACCTATACAAATTCTGATTTCTTAAAGTATTTCTCTGTGATTGATGATGATCTTAATGATCAACGCTCTGGGGACTTAAAGATCCAAAGAGATAAAGTTTCGCTTCGATGCAATGCCATGGTCAAGTTCCTGCCATATAAGGGTTTCTACCCAGCAGAAAGAGTGGTAGAACTAGGTACTCTATTCTCCCAATCTTATGCTCCCCAGATGGTCGCGAATGTCGGCGCCGCGGTCACAAAACAACAGGCGTACAGGACATTGCTTGAACCAATCATGTCCCCGGGAATTCTCTGTAACACAATTAAGTCTGGAATTGCTGTGAGCTACCCTGTCGTGGTCAACACAGGATCAGATGCAGATACAGTTACTCTAAATCCCGGGACAGGATTCAATAATAACCTTCTAGCTAACGGTATAACTACTCCACTCTTCGAAGGAACGGTTAAGTATAATAAGGTTAAAGTACAATATGCTTTAACAAATGGAGTGATGAGCGACCTCAATGCTTCCGGGTCAACCCTCCAGACATTGCCGTTTGAAACCGTATACCGCCCTGAAAATTACTTATCCCAAGATTATCTAAGTGGCTCGGGCGCCATTTATGATAATGGTGTAGATGACAACTCAGTACTTGACATTGGACACAGTGGTGGTCCATTGTATGTTAAGTTTATGGATGGTAAAAAGCTTTATCGTCATGCAATTGACAACTTTTTGTGCGCCACAACAGAGTTTTTCACAAACTCTCCAGCTGCTTTTGTATCGAATCGTGAGGATCAGTTTGGTCATGTAACAAGTGGGTCCACATATGATATGGAAGTTGAGATTTTCAGAACTCGTGTCGGATCTGGGAAACACATTCTAGTTGATACTGGTTCTTTTAACATGTATGATAGAGAATCAGCATTTGGCTATCCTCTGTCGCCTACTGGCTCTTCGGCGGGTGCTGCTGCCTTTGACCACGTAACGCCGCCTTATTTTTCAGGCTCCGCGAAAGTAACCATAACATATGTCCCAGCCGCTACTGGAAAGCCAACTTTGGATGACATTTTAGCCCGGGCAACATTTGCATATGATCGAGATGTGAGTGGGTCTTCCCCATCAGATTTCAGAATGAACGTAGATTCATGCCTAAACCTTACAGAATATTTCGGCACCGTTCCAGCCGGAACAAATTCGCAATTCAAGTCGTGGCTGATTCAGAGCAAGTTCGAAACACCAGTGTTAAATTTTGCGGGTGTTAGTGCCACTAAGACTGTCTCCAGCACTGTCGGCACTGGACTCACTACAGCGGAAGAATTAAATACTGGCGGGATGTGGCACCGATATGGAAACATACCAGCCAGCTCTCGTGAAGGGGTATTTATTACGCTGAAAGATACAAAGTCTAATTCTTCATTAGCAGATGTGTGTGGCTTTAGCACCGGAACACCTCGGAGGGTGGGGGAAGTTAAGGAGGCTGGACTTCTTGAGGAGGCAGTTGTAGCTATCCCATTCAAGACTGTCAACAACAGAAGAAAGTTCTTCGGAATCGACAAAAACAATCCGGAGTACCAGAATATCAAAACAAATCTTAAAAAGTATGTATTCCCGCCAAAATTTGATTTCCTGTTAAATAAGACAGTTGAGCCAATTTTAATGTATGCTTTTGAATTCTCCGCTAAGCTAACTCAGCAAGACATCGCTGATATGTGGCAAAACTTGCCTCCCGATATTAGTGAAAAGTTTGAGCAAAAGGAGGTTGTCATAGATGATAGGCAAATTCTTGATTTGTTGATCGGAAATGCCGAAGACATTCAGTGGCTCGTCTTCAAGGTTAAAAAGCGCGCCAACAAGTCTTTCGAGAAGTACAGAAGATCTTTGGTCACAGAGGATACGAGTGCCATTGAGGACAACATAGGACCTTATTCTTACAACTGGCCATATGATTACTTCTCGCTCGTAGAACTAGTTAAGATTGACGAGACAGTGCAGTACGCATCACGCGACGTATCGCCAAATAATACTATAACGCCTGAACTTGGGGACCTTGAGTAATGGAATTCTTTAACAAAAAAGAAGAAGTTTTAGAAGTTGTTCTTACAAACTATGGAAGAGATAAGCTCGCTGCAGGGCAATTTAACCCAACTTTTTATGCGTTTTTTGATGATGATGTTCAATACGATGTGAGTGGTTCTGGTTATACTGAAAATCAAAATTCGTCTGAATCTAGAATTCAAAGTGACACACCAAAATTAAAGCTTATTCCAACAAGAGAGGGCGCAGAAACAAGAGTCAACAGGTTTATTGATAATGTCTCTTCTTCTTTCAATGCGGTAATAGGCGGGCACTCATCAGATCCAGCTAATAATGTTGAGATTTTTCAACAACAACCTTATGGCGACAAAGGTAAATTAGACGCCTATCCGCTAGGGCGATCGTCCTACAACACGCAAAATGCACCAGCTTGGCAAATGGAAATACTTTCTAATCCATCCTCTTCCTCGGGGCAGAGGTTCCTAAACGAAGATGATTTTATACAACCCATCCCACAAATTGATATAACAATTGATTACGAGACATTTTTTAAACAGGGACAGATAACTTCTGATTCCATTACTGGATATCTCGGTGATCCACCAGGAAACATTTTTCTTGCTTTAAAAGAGAACTACTTAATGATAGAGCTTTTGGAAAACAATACCCCTTTTGAGAAGCAGAACTTTGATATTGAAGTCCTCCATTCTGGCTCAGATGGACAATATGTGCAATTAAGCTCTGCTCCGCAAAGTGACACGGAATTTATTTCACCCACAGAAGGCAACATAGAATATTGGATGAATGTTTTAGTGGATGGAGAGATACCTCAAGAGGTCATCAGGGAGCTAAACATTAGTGATAACGCTGTATCTACAAATGCCTCTAGACTTAAGCTTAACAGAGATCTTTACTCGACAGAAAATGAGGAGCCTTGCTAATGGCTATTTCACTAGGACCCTACCAAACAGGACTTCCTTTTATTACAATTCAAGATATTCGCTTTGATGTCAATAAAGAAAGCGAATTTATTCTCACTGTAGGGTTGTCCAATGAAAAGACAGTAACATATGGCAGGGATATAAGAAATGCGTCTTTTGGTAATTTTATTTACTTCTCGTCTGATAAGTCTGAAATAGACGCTATAGCTTCGGATAATCTAATCTTAACAGACATCATAAAGAAAAACCCTAAAAACAAATTTTTCTTTAACGTTGGTAAAGAGGATTTTAAATACAAAGCTGACGCCGAAGGTGGCATAGAAATTTACAACTTCTTTCACCAAAAGCAGTTTAGACTACAACAGAGTCCAAACTTATATGTTTTAGCATGCACCTTTCTAGAAAGAAGAAATAATTTTATTATTGGAAATGTTGCTAAAGAAACAATATTAAGCAATGGACTAAGTCCTGTGACAGCCGATATTTATTCGTTGGCTGAAACAGTGCAACCTTATGGATCTATTAATTCTGTGTGGCCTGGATCAGCGCATGTTCATAACAATCAGGTCATGGCTGGTAATACTCACGTTGCTGAGCAACACCCAAACCTTTCTAAGCTAAGTATCATGAATGTAAGATTAAAAGACTTAAGGGTTGTGCAAGCTGCCAGAGGTTTAAGTTTTAATTTTACAACAGTACAGGAAACTTATTTTTCTCCACTAACGTTGTCGAGAGGTAAGTCAGGTGTAATAAACGGATCTTTTACGTTTAATTTATTAAATTATGCTAAAAATAATTCTAAGCTTGGAGGACTTATACAGAACTCAACTTCCTTGCTTGCATCAGTAGCAATAAAAGATATTGTAATTTACCAAAGAGTAGTCGGCAGGGACGCTAAAGGAAATTCTTTAACTCCGGGTACGAGTGAATCGTGTGGCTTGAAAGAGACAAACCCATTTAAAGCAGTGGCTAGTCTAGGCAAGAACTGTCAGATAGTTAAAAATATTAATGAACAACAACCGCAATATTACGAAATATTCTTTTTAGATGATACAACAACGGATGTAAATTCTGGACAAGCCGAGTATGAAGTAGAGATTGTTTTGAATGACAACACGGATCAATTAGTAATTAATTCTATTAGTTCTCTTAAAAGAAACATAAAAATGATTAATGATGTTAAGCAAATTGAGGATGATTTAGATATCTATAATGATATAATTGTTGATTACTTAGCCTCTCTCCGAACGATTTTTGGCAACTTGCCATTTTCCACATTTTCATCCTTGTTCTGGAGAAAAAATTTATTATCTCTTATAAACCGGTTTAACCCAAACTATGACTCTGACAAACACCTATTTTTGTCCACTATGAGTCAGTACATTCTTAAGCTAGAAAAAATACTAGCGCAATACGCACCGTCTGAGTCAAACATTGGAGATAAGTCCAAAGTTTATAATTCTCAGAAGGACAGATTTTTAAAAGTTGTAAAACAGTTTAAAGAAATATATCAATTTGTTGGTACAAAAAATTATGGACTTGATTACGTTGATCAGATGATTGGAGATGGGCAAGGCATCATCCCTGCCGTTTCATTTGCAGACTATGGTGAAAGGGCGACATCTGAATTATCAAAATATGAAATTGTCAATACTCAAGTGGCCACACTTAATCCGTACGGATTTCTATCACCCATGTCCTTAAATATGACGCCAAACCCTGTCGAGGTCAGCACGAATAATTCTACGGTTACCAATGACAGTGTGTTGCCAATTGTTTCTGCCAAGGTTAGTAACAGAAGAAGCTTTGAAATTAACACAAGTCTGGGAAGTGACAATAGTAAAAGAGATATCTTCAACTCTCTAGGTGTAGGGTTCACTAAAAATCTAATTCCACTGAGGGATAACTTAGCAAGCAACAGAAGACTTTCTAGAACACTAGATTCAGAGGAATATTTTTCAGCAACATCTGAATTTGTATTTGAAACGACCCCGGACCAGTCAATCTCTGGCTCAAAGCAAGTCAATATTGGTCTTAGCAAGGTAAGTCCGATTTTCAATAGTGCCCTATCTAGTGATATAATTGATAGCACAATCACCTTGTTTAGTAAACCAACTACGATTACCAATACAGAGATGCTTGATGGGTCTCCAGCGTCTCAAAAACTAAATGAGCAAAGTGATTTCTTAGAAATTTCAACCGCGGCTAGTAAGGCTATAAACTTTAACTCTGTTGTTAGAGTGCATTACCTGGAGGGCTATACTCCCGGTCGCGGCGTCGGTGAGCAAAACTGGACCCTTCTAACTGAAGAAAAATACAACAACGCACAGCAAAATGCACAGGCTTTAGTTTGTAAGCTAGTTAAAGTTTCGGACGCTATAGGGACAGGCGATATCTTAGAAATGGAACCAATGTCTAGTTTGTTTGTTTTGGGCACCCCCTCAGTTGGAAACGGGATTACAATAAGACCAAATGAACTAGTGTCATCTGTAAGAGATGCTGTTTTGCAGGAGGCTGATTCAAGCACTTTAAATGATGTGAGTGTTTTATATTCTAAGAACTTGCCTATGACATCCGTTGCATCTCAGGTAACAGTACAACAAGCTTCAAGTATTAATAATTTAAGCGCTCCGCTATTTAGTACAACAACGGCAACACCAACATCTAACACGGGCTATTAAGGCATGGCGATTATACAAAATAAAGAATTTAAAGACCAACTTTTAATTGTTGACGCGTCACAGGTTGGCGTAAGGGACCGCGGCGTAAAACCGTTTACGCCGAATAATGCTATAATTGAAGGCAACGTCGTTGATTTTCACCCGATGGTAAGGGAGAATTGGGGCACAGAGGATCCTCTAAGAGGTGTCCTTGGAAGCTATTATACGCAATATAGAGGCAACCTAGGTGAAACGTTAATAAACTATTCTACTCTCTTGGAGAACCTAAGAGATGGTCGTTCTCCTGATATAGGGGCATATGATCGAAATGAAAACGGGTCGGAACGAACCGGTAAATTACCTAGACAATTAGCCGGCGATAATAACGGAACAAACATAATATTCAATGTAGTAAGTTTCTCTGAAAGCACCGGAGAGCTAACCCTGCAAAGATCAACCGCTGGGTGGGATTCGTATGAAACGTCTCCGTTCTTCCCAAATCCCGGGCAGTGGTACAGAAATAAATTTGTAAAGTATGTTGAAGGTGCTATTAACCCGGACGATCAAGAAAGAATTCCGAACTTTGACCGGCCGCCACCAAGTGGAGAGCAATATCGTTGGCCCGGTCTTTTGAACAATAGCAATTTTATAAAGAAACCAAAACTAGACCACACCTCTAGGCATTATCTTATTTCCTCCGATCGTTCTATCAGGCAGGCTTCGAACGTAACAACCGATATAGAACCAGTTTATAATTTTTATGTTGCTTCAAATCCAGACTACGAAGATGTAATTGGAGATCCAAGTGTTGAAGAATATTTGATTGCAAATTCATATTATTTGCAATTAGAATTGCGAAATACTTCGTCAAATTATCTAGATCAATACCACAATGTAGCTTTGACTATTGATAATCAAGTATCTTGGTTTAGTTCTCAAACAAACACTGAAATTAGCAACGATAGTTACTACAATAGGTATTCCGATAATATTCTTAACGCTTTGGCAAATGGATCCATATCTCTGCCTACCATGAAGGCAAACAATGGCGATCTGGCAGTTTTATACTCAGATCTCGCAGTTTTAAATGAAGATTCTATCGCGACAGAAACAATACCGTTCTATAATAAGATAACTATTGGGTATGAGACGGAATCAGTCCAGCCCGGCCCAACCCCGGATTCTTACCTGCAAACTTTGATTAACGATCCTAATACCAAAGATTTTATTGACATTCTACAAGCCCACTGTATAAAACTAATTTCAAGTGACAGTTTTGACAGTAATTCTGGATATTCATTTTTAACCAAAGAGGTGACAAGATTAACATCTACCCCTTCCGCGGACAATTTATCTTTAAATTCACAAGAAAGAGGCTATCCAATATTATTTGATTTAGAATCTCTTCTAAACTCTGTTAATACATCTTTTAATTTTTCCATTGCGTCAGCGGAGGAAATTAATTTGAATTCGCTTTCAAATGTAAAATTTTTAAAAGATTATTTTGGAAAAACTGAGTTTGATGTTGATCCTGCTGCAGCTAATGAGGTGGAGTGTGGATATTATGCTGGCAACTATCTTTCAAAGTTCAAAAGGACGCTTGAAGAAGTTTACAATGGAGATCCGTGTCACACAGAGACATTGCTCTATGTCGTGGAAAAATATAGAGCCGGCGCCCCGGGAGCTGCTGATGAGCTAGTTCAAACCTTTTACATTTCTCCAAAACTTACACCATCGGCACCATTAGACACAGTTTATTATGATTCACAAATAAAATATAATCAAAAGTATCGATATGATATTAAGAAAGTTGTTCTGGTATTCGGAAACAGCTATCAGTTTAACACTATAAGCGTTGATCCGCCCCCGGCAAGCTTTGGCGTTCTAGCAAATTATATCAATGACTTGTCTATAAAGGCTTTATTGGTGCCTTATAGTTTCGACGGAATTGAAGTCTCAGTAATTGATAAGCCGCCCGTGTCACCGGAACTATCTTTCTATCCGCTTAAAGGCGTGGATACAAGAGTAAAGGTGCTCTTAAACTCTAGCACAGGAGACTATATGGATAAGCCGATTGCTATCCTAGACTCTGACAAACAATTTATCGAAGAGGAATATTTTGGACAGACAGGTATTGATCAAGCATACGAAGAGATAAGATCCTCGGGAAGTAAAATTAGATATACATCCGATGACCCAGTTGACAGGTATCAGTTATTTAGAATCAATTCAGAGCCGACCTCTTACGAAGATTTTAATAATAATTTTGTTGAGATCAATCCAGATATTGGCACCCCCGGCTATTTTGAAGATATCATTATACCAAACAGAAAATATTACTATTGCGCTAGATCTGTGGATATTCACGGTAATATTTCTAACCCAACTTATATTTTTGAGATAGAGATGTTTAATAACGAAGGTCAAATCTATTTAAGACAGGAAGTATTTACTTTTAAACAGGAAAAGCCAACATACATCAAGCAAGGCAGAAGATTTATTTACATTGAACCGAGCTTCCAGCAAGTCGCCTTGGATCAAAATACGACAATTTTGGAGCCGCCTAATACAGATGTAACGCCGCAGGATGGATTGCTGGGGGTTGCTGACAGCAAATGTTGGCAAGAAGAGTTTAAAATTAGGATAACAAGTAAAAAGACTGGTAGAAAAATGGATTTAAATATTACCTTCAAAAATTCAGGGGTTACAAATCCAAGTTAATAACAGAATTTAACACTATTTATATGAAGAGGACAATAGTATGGGTTTCTTAGACAATTCGGGTGATATTATTTTAGACGCTGTTTTGACCGATTTAGGCAGAAAGCGCTTAGCAGAGGGTAACGGCAGATTTAAAATTACGAAATTTGCTTTAGGAGATGATGAGATAGATTATGGTCTGTATGACAAAAACCATCCAAGTGGATCATCCTACTACGATCTAAACATTCTACAAACTCCTGTTTTAGAATCTTTTACCAACAATATGTCAAGCATGAAGTCTCGTCTGTTGTCTTACTCCAGAAATGACCTACTTTACTTACCAGTCATACTGACCAACACAGACCTTCAGCCCTTTTTATCTGGACTAAGCTCTTATGTTGTGCTGGTTGATGAGACCACGGTCGATGCCCTAACACCAACAAACGGCTCCTCCTTAGCCAATGGAATCTTAAACGGTTATGAGCCAAATCAGGGTGTGCGCTTTGTGGCAGCCGATCAGGGATTAGACACCACAGAAATAAGCAATCAGCAAACGCTAGCAGATATTGACTCCACTCTTGTTGAGACGCAATATTTCGTTCAGATTGATAACAGACTTGGACAGTTACGAACTCATTCGAGTCCACGATCCGTTGCCGCGGCATCAATTGCTGGTTTACAACCTTCTTCAGTTGATGATGACAACATCGCAACTTATATTTTTTCTTCAAACGATAACACGGGAATTATCACTTCTCCGGGCGCAGGAGCTGCATCATCCATAAATGGTCCCATAGGAACCAGAATTCAGTTTAAGATTGCCGCATCACTAGACTTAAGAACAAGTACACACTTGTTTAATCAACTAGGATCTGCAGGTACCGATGACATCACTAGTGGTGCCAATACTTTGTCGGCTGCAAACTACAGATTTATTGATTCAACGGTGAGAATCTCAGGTGTTTCTACGGGTTATACTCTGGATGTTCCAGTAAGATTTGTTAAGAAGACTAGTTAATAAAAGGATATTATAATGGCAACTTCATTTAAAGAGTTAGAATCAGCAACAGATTCTACGGTTACAAGGAACCTACTTCACGAAGCAATTCCGATCACCGGCACGATAGTGTCCGGTACCTATACGGATGATGGAAACATCAAAGAATTCAATCATGGCATGTTTCAGTCAGTCTATGATTACCCATTCCTCAGTTCCTCAGCAAATCACATATTTGATCTAACTTGTGGATATTCAGCAAATTCTGTTTTATCTAAATCATCCGGGTTGCCTGCCTCAGCACAGCAGGAAAAGAAGATTAACATCTACAACCAGATGGCCCAAGTTCTTGTTGGGTTTGACGAAAATGGCGCCATTCGAGAGTTTGATGAAGATGGGGATCTAACTGATGGTACAAGGATACAAGATGCTTATTTCTTTAACTTTACTCGCCTTTTGACTAAAGATGAGATTAAGAAAGGTTCATTTACTTTAAGTCTCGGAATGAGTGGTACCCATGCTACTCCGTTTGGCGGCGCCGGCACGGATCTACTGGTTAGTGTAACTGATTACAGTGGGTCAGACGGCTATAAGGTTAACTCGCCAGCTGGTGAATATGGTATTCTATATGCCACTGGTTCCGCACTGGTCGGCGGCGACGTTACTCCGGATGCTAACGGAAATGTAAAAGCTGGACTACTTTACTATCAAGCTGGAGTGGCTGTTTTAACTTCTTCGCTGTTCCAGGGACTTCTAGCGACAGATGCCGAAATGAACGCGGACGGAGAAGATAGTGATGCAGTTTTGACTGGTTCATCCATTAATTTGAACGCTGATTCTATTAGGCACAGAATTAATAATATTTCCTTTAACAATACTACAGAATTGCACTCTACTCTTTATTTCTGTCGTGTAAACAACACAGATTTTAACTACTCTTCAAACCAAACTTACCTTTCATCAAGCAAGATGGTTGTAAAGACAAACTCTCAAGATCTGCCTGTTTCCTATGTAACTACTGTGGGTCTTTATTCGCCAGACAACGAGCTACTGGCAATTGCTAAGTTGTCAGAACCGGTTAAGAAAGACCCAAGCACTGAGTTTACTATTAAAGTAAGATTAGATTATTAAAGTGATTAAGCGGTTATGCTATGCCTTACTATAAGTTTAAACGCAATGAAGTATTCAAAAATACTTTAAAAACTCATCCAAGCGTTAAATTTGTAGTTTATTCTGGATCGGCGTTTTATAACAACACACCCAATATTTCTGGCGCCTTTGCGGATCCTATTAGGCTGACAGACGCTGGACACTTATCGCTGTATGAACTGAATGTCGATAGAGTTTCTTCTTCAACCGGAAGAACAATCGGTCAGGTAGATGATAGCGGATTGATTTATTCTTGGGTTGTAAAAAATGGTACAAGGATAGGTTTCAGATCATCCACCGATGCATCTTTTAATTCTGCTTCGTACGGAGACGTTCTTATGGGAGCTTATCCTTACACGTCTAGTATAGCAAAAGAATATTATGATACGACCACCGCCAGAGTAGGAACTGTTACGTCCTCGACAGATGGATATGTTTCTCATCTACGCGCGCTAAAGAACACAATTAACCACTATAGCTATGTAAACCCGCATTTTGCTTATTCTTCATCTTTACATCAAAGAGACTTTAACACGGCAGAGGTGGGTCTGATTAACATCCCATCCGTATTTTATGGATCCCAGATTAAAAAGGGGACTATTAATCTTGAATATTATTTCACAGGTACTTTGATCGCGCGCGCCCAGGATACCAACGAAGACGGGGTGTTGTATTCAACATACGGAGAGGATTCAGGATCTGCAATTGGATTGGCGTTGTACACAGAAGGGCTTATGCTGCTAACGGGCACTACAAATCTTAACGCAAGCACTGATGAATATGAAGTGGGTACCTTGGACAATCCAAAATGGGTTTATTTTGCCCAGTCTATTTCGGGCGCGATCACGGCCCAAAGCTCATCGTATATTATGGAAGTGAGTGGCACATCATACACTCAGACACTAACAATGTTTGCCACTGCGCAGAAGGGTGACCTAAACCACTCAAATAACCCAACCTATTTAGAATACGCAGCCGGCAACTATGCGGCTACAAGTTCACAGTCTTATCTAGAGCTGACCACAAGAAAGGTTAAAAACGTGGTTAGTTCAGCATACGCTGATCCAACCGGGTCGTTTGAGAAAGTAACGTACATCTCAAAGATCGGTATCTACGATGAAGACAAAAACCTTATCGGCATTGCTAAGGTTGCAACACCAGTAAAGAAAACCGTAGAGCGAGACTTCACGTTTAAGATTAAGCTCGACATCTGATATTATTCGGATATGATTTTAGGACTTGACATTTCAACCAGCATCACTGGTTATACCATATTAGACAACGACGGCAATATTATTGTTTGCAACCATATAGACCTTCGCAAAGAAAAGAACTTCTTTCTGAAATGCTCTGCTGTTGAAGGTCGACTAGCTGCAATACGAAACGAATACTTCATTGAACATATTTATGTAGAGCAATCTTTGCAATCCTTCCGTTCTGGCTTTTCATCAGCACAGACATTGTCTCTGTTGTCGAAAATAAATGGCATTGTTTCGTGGATATGTTATAATCTTTTTGGAATTGAGCCAGAATACATTGCAGCCACATCTGCCCGCAAGCTATGCGGCATCAAGGTTCCCAAGGGACAGAAGGCAAAAGATGTCGCTCTTCAATTTGTTGTTGACAACGTCCCCTCCTTTGCTATAGAATACACAAGACATGGAAATCCGAAGGCTGGCTACGCTGACCGTTCGGATAGTTATGTGATAGCAAAGGCGGGATTGATTCGTGAAAGCAAAGAAACTTAAGATTTTAACAAATGTTCTCGGAGCATCTTATCGCTCAAACGATGAGCATCTTTTTACTTGTCCTTACTGTAAGCATCATAAGCGCAAATTTTCTGTTAATGTGGCTAAGGGCTACTACAAGTGCTGGGTATGCGACACGCGTGGTAAAAATATCTATCGTGTTATTCGCCGCTTCGGCAGTAATCATGATAAAGCACAGTGGCGTGAGATTACAGAGACTGTTGACTACGACAAGCTTGAAGATCTTTTTGCCGAAAAAGTAGTAGAAAAACAAATACTTAACATGCCCGAAGGTTTTGTATCTTTGGCAAATAAAGATATTCCGCCTACCGGATTTGCTGCGCGAAACTATCTACGAAAGCGCGGTATTTCCAAGCAAGATATTGTTTGGTGGAAAATGGGCTATTGTAGCAGTGGAGAGTATGAAGGCCGCGTTGTGATTCCTTCGTTCGATGATGAAGGTGACCTCAACTACTTTATCTCCCGGTCGTATGATAAGAGAGCGTATCCAAAATATAAGAACCCGCCGGCAAGTAAGAACATTATATTCAACGATTTGTTTGTGGATTGGAGTTCGGACATTGTTTTGGTGGAGGGTGTGTTTGATGCTGTGGTTGCCGGTCGTAATTCTGTACCTCTTCTTGGATCCACACTAAATCAAAACTCTGCTCTTCTGCAAAAGATTGTCAAGGAAGATGCAGGCGTTTAT